TTGATTTTGTGTTTTATAGTGTAATAATTAAAATATTATTGGAATTATTTTACATAAAAATTAGTTTTATTAGTTGGTTTTGCTTAGTTTTGGGAACTAATCGGAGTTAGTGCAAGGGTTAGTTTTCGTTAGTTGCACTAAACTTTTGGCTTCGATAAATAACTTTTTCACCCCAATAAATAACTTTTTTTGATGGAAGAACTAATTTTAAGACTAAATGAGTTAGTGGAAGCTGGCGAAAAAAAGACAACTCTCGAAGAATCAATTGGTTTGCCAAAAAATAGTCTTAGTGCTGTACTTAGTGGAGCCAATAAAATGCCACAAAGTTGGGTAACTAAAATCCAATCGTTTTTAGAGACTCCTATTGCCGAGCCGATACCCCAAACAAAATTGGTAGTCGAACCGACCGGGATCAAAGAAAAACCGTCAGATGAAAGGATGAAGAAAATGCGCGAAGTCATGGACAAGTGTAACAAGGATTTTGGGGCAGGATCAGTAATGTTTTTGGGGGATAAGCCAATGGAAGGGATTGAAGTGATCTCTACGGGGTCCTTAGGGCTGGATATGGCTTTGGGGGTAGGTGGATTACCCCGGGGTAGGATCGTTGAAATTTATGGCCCGGAAAGCTCCGGGAAGACGACTATTGCTATCCATGTGATCGCTGAAGCTCAAAAAAAAGACCTCAATTGTATTTTGATTGATGCGGAACATGCTTTTGATCCAGAATATGCTAAAAATTTGGGAGTTGATATTGATAAATTGACAGTATCTCAGCCAGATTATGGAGAACAGGCATTAGAAATTGCTGATCGAGCCGTTGTTTCTGGTGCTTACGGGGTGGTTGTGATTGATTCGGTTGCGGCCCTTGTTCCGAAAGGGGAACTTGAAGGCGAAATGGGGGATTCTAAGATGGGATTACACGCTCGTCTTATGTCTCAGGCATGTCGGAAAATGACCGGTAGCATAAGCAAAACCAATACGCTCTGTATCTTTATTAACCAACTTAGAAACAAAATCGGCATTGTTTATGGCTCTCCTGAAGTAACTACGGGCGGTATAGCTCTACAATTTTATTCTTCCATTCGGTTAGATGTTCGCAGGAATGCTCAAATTAAGGACGGAGAAGTGGTTTTAGGCAACCGCACAAAAGTTAAAGTGATCAAAAACAAGGTGGCTCCTCCTTTCAAAACTGCCGAATTTGATATAATTTATGGAGAGGGAATTTCAAAAGCTGGAGAATTGGTTGATGTAGCAGTAGAACTTAATATTATCCAGAAATCAGGTAGCTGGTTCAGTCATGGAAACGACAAATTAGGTCAGGGACGCGACGGAGTAAAAGGACTTATGCTTTCAAATCCCACTTTCGCCAAAGAGATTGAGGCCCAGATTAAGGCAAAACTAAACGAACCGAAATAGTCTATCTATCTGGAAAGCTGAAATTAAAGATAATAAACAGTAAATCAATTAGTTATGAGGCAATATGCGGGGGAAGAAAAAGTATATGTTCCTGATTTTGAAGGGAAGTTTGAAGCCTGTCCCATAAAAACAGGAGCGCCACAAAGAGGGGAATTAGTGCCGATAAAAAATGCTATCGTATTCACTGATGCAAACGAACTTCTAGACCTTTTACAACAAGCAGTCGAGTCCTCTTTCCCTACACTTACGAGGGGGCAGGCAACGTCATTATTGATTGACAAGGGGATCACTAAATTATAACCTTCATTACAAACAGAGATAAAAATCCACAATGAATACAGATAAAATGCTTTTTGCCGGTTCAGTAGCCCTGAATATTGTTCTTTTATTTATTGGAAGCCTCCTTTATCGATCTCGAATGACAGCAATCCCATATAATATGAGAATGGAAGCCTTTTCCCAAGATTGCAGTTCACATATAATTGAAGCGTCGGACGTAACCAATAAACAAGTTGGCATATTCTATATACATCTTCGAGATAGCTCTGATGCGGAGGATTTGGCAAGATTATATACTATTCATGGGGTAAAGGGCAACAAGCCGGCCTTTGCAATGTATATAGATTCTTCATCCAAGTTCTTCCAAGACTTACAAAGTATATTTACAATTCCTTGTAAGGATAATTAACCTTAACAATCATTTAGAAGTATAACCTAAAATAAAAAATATGTGTATAGTATCATTTATGGGCGACCATTTTACGGACAAGTGGAAACAACCAGACTATTCCGATTTATTCAAAAGAGTCCAAAATCAAGAAGTGACGAAAATCGAATTCGATGCTTTGAAAAAAGAAGTTGAGGAAATGAAAGCCATTCTCAAAAAAGCAAAACTTTACGACGAACAAACCGGACAGCCTCACTGCGAAATGGAAGATAAGGTTTCCAAACTTAAAGAAATAGCTAAATTAATGGGCGTTGATCTATCAGAAGTATTTAAATAACTAATACCATGAACCAACCTAAGCCCCATTGTCAAAGAGCCATAGAAGGCAAATCTCCTTGTATTAATCAATGTGATCATTGTAAAGAATATTTCAAACCATTAGAAATGAATCAAGAATTTTGTGTAACTCATCAGCTTCGATATGATGACGAATGCCCCGAATGCGCAAAAATAGAATGCCGGCAAATGGCGAGCGAAGCCGGAATGAGCCAATCGGATTTTGACCGGCAATCGTCGGAAGCGGCTTTATCTGATCAAAAGGAATATGCCAAATGGATTAAAAAAACTATTGAAGACGAAATGTCCGATGGGAATTACGATTCTTTAGCTGCTCGACTGGCCTTTGAATTTCAGGCGCATATCAATGCCGTCTACGAAGGCGGAGAAGAATGGAAAGCTCAATACGAAAACCTGCTGTATAGAATCAAGAATACAAAGCCCTGGCCTGTAGGCGCATATGCTCCCGGGAATTATTCATGCAAATGCTGTTATTGCGAGAAATCATTTATAGGCGATAAACGTGCCGTAAGCTGTCTGGATTGTGCTCTTTCCGGCACGCACGTTTATGTCGAAAATTTGCGGGACGAAATCGCCTCCCTTCAATCCCAACTCTCCTCCATGACCGACAATTATCAGCGAGCTTTTGCCGAACGAGATGCCGCCTATGAGGAAAACAGAAAACTCTTGCTGAAGACTGCCCAACTCCGAAAAGTGGAAAACGAAACAAACCTCCAGGAAATTATGGATATCCGCAAAGAGCGGGACTTCGCCCTAAAAGAGCTACAAACCTGGAAGGACGAATGCAACACCCTATCGGCCATCCTCGAAGGAAAGAACCTAGAGAATGCGGAGCTGAAACAATTGCTAAAGGGTTTAGGAGAAGATTATTCCAAAAAGGAGGAACGGGAATGAATAATATCATAACAACAATAGCTTTATTTAATATAATTGATTTTTTTCTATATATAACTGTTCCCTTTGAATTCCGGATACGCTTTGGGAATAAAAGGTTTATCCCCGGATTTGGCATTCACATGTTCACTAAATGGGTTGAAAAAAATAATCTCTATTATGACTGCCGAAAGGTTCACTGATCTTTACAATAGATATTATAAAGAATGCTATGGATATGCCCGGACATTTCTTAGAAGAATGAATCATACTATATTACAGCCAGAAGATTTAGTACATCAAGTCTTTATGGATACATGGAGGCGGGGAATATTTCAGACGGATGAACCTTCTAAGTTACTATGCTTTTTTATTCGGCAAAGAGGAGTAGACGCCTTTAGAAGAATGAAAGTGGAGCAAAATAAAATAATCAATATGCCAATATATAAAGAAGAAAGATGGGAGGAATTGCAATCTATAAAGCTATTACCTCCTAAACAAAGAGAAGTATTATCTTTGACATTAGAGGGATATGATGGGGTAGAAATTGCCCAAATAACAGGCTCCAATCACTCCACGATAAGATATAGAAAGAGAGAAGCCATCAATAAACTTAAGAAGATATGTTACCAATAGTAGGAGGAGTGCTCGAAGGTCATTTTATTTGAAATAATTTTCACTTTGTATTTCAAAGAGCTTTTTAATAAAATGGCATAAATTGTGTTGTATATGATCTGTAAACTTTTAAAATATATGTTCGGACATAACCAAGATTTAAAAATAATTCAGGAGTTAATAGACTTGAATAAATTATCTTTGAAAATTATTGATAGGCTCTTAACGCCTCCAATTGATCACAGAAAAAATTTATTTACATTTCAATTTTTAAACTATAAATCTTCAGCAATGAGTAATGCAATTTTAAGTGTACCAACCGGGACACCGGTCACTGGCTTTAATTCGCCGGTAGATGTAAAGGATAATGTTCTTCCTGATTCAGCCTATAAAGTAGGTTCTTGCGTGTATGCCGTAATTGCAGGGCCTAGTGGTAATCCGCCGGGTTTTACAGTTGCCCCTGGTGCTAAAGAGGAAGCTTTTGTAGTAACAGAAACGACTCCCGGAACAGCGAGCGACGGCATTATTACCTTTGATGCTCAGGATGTAAATGGGACTCCATTACCTCAAAGCCAAGGAACATTGTCCTTTACTGCAACTCCTGCATTAGCAGTTGGAAGTGCCTTTAATTTCGATCAGACAACGCATTAAAAGAGCTATTCCTGAAACATCCCTTCAAATCCCTGCCTATTGGTGGGGATTTTTTTCTACAACCCATCGTGGATTTATTCTGCGCCTTTTATGCTTTATTTTATTGGGTAAACACACATGGTTTATCGTACAGCCAGTAAGGCCAGTTAATCCTCCTTTTGAGGGATCTCCGGGAGGCCCAATCATTACTACCCTTGTTTGACCCTTCGATGAATACATAGAACAGCAAAGCATAATTATGAGTATATATTTCATATTTTTGATTTTACAAGATGCTTAATTTCTTCTATGAACAGAGCATTAGAGCATCTGGTCGTATATAAACTATCAACTTCTTTAAGACTCAGTAACGGCCTATTCCAAGTTATCCATTCGCTGGCCGATCTTTCTGTTTTGAATTGTTTATCTCCATGAATGAGAGGAGATTCGGCCTCTCCATCACAATAAATAAACCATGTTTTGCTTATGCCAGGATTTATATAAATATAATAGTATTTATCACCTTCATAAATGGATTCGCCGTCCTGAGTAGTGAACAAGGAATTAGGTGCTTTTGATTTTTTAAATTCATTCATTGATGCCACAGTTAGAGGTGCGCCTGATCTGCCATCTAACCAATTATAAAACTCTGTAACTAATTCGGAAGTCCATCTAAATTCTTTATTTTCCATTATTGATAGGTTTATTTATTACAATTAATTCAATTCCTTCTTTTTTTAAACGTTCCGTCAATGCGGATATTTTTTCTTCAGGAGTGGTGGATATTCGATCATTAATGCTAATGCAATCAAAACTAAGATGTGTATTCCAAACACCAGATTCCGTTTCTTCTGCCAAATAAGGGATTTCTTTTTTTAGTTCGCTCGGCTCTCCTAGATTAATTAAATCATCTTCTGGGATTCCAAATTGTATACACCATTGTCCTAGACAACAAGACGAGTTTTCTTTATTTAATAATTGAGTGGGGCCATATCCAACCTTATTCGGGCCATCGTCTCCGGATCTCCATTTAGAATAATCAAGCGTTAGCGTTTTTATTTTAGTCATTATTGAGTATTTTATTAATCAGTTCATCCCGTTGTGTATTTGAATATTCGCTAGGTGGTCTTTCCCATTTACGTGGAGGATCAGGAATTACTTCATTACCATATTCATTAGGTACTAATCGTTGTTTATATATTCCACTTCTTCCGGGTTCTTTTCGAGTGAGCTTATATTTTAAATTATACCTTTCACAGAAGTTGTATACTTGCTGATAGGATAGACCTTTAATTTTAGCCATTTCTGGTATATCATATTCCTCAGAGTGAAGCTCAATCCAAGTCTTTTGCTCTTCGGTCATTTCTGCTTTCATTTTTCTACCTCTATATATTGTAATAAAATATCCGGGATATATTTTTTTTCTTTTGCTGCAATGTCCGGGTACATGGCAACAAATCTTTTTATAACTATATCAAAACAGTTAAGATCCATAATGTCTAAAGTTTTATTGTCTAGATTCGTATGGCAGGATGGGGACCAAAAACAAAGTTCAATCCAGTTTAAAGGGTTGGTTTTTACCGACTTGAAGATGTTTTTAGAAAGAATATGGGCAATAGAAAACTTGAAATATTGATCACTTGTTTTGCAGGACTTCCCGCCACAATGAAGACAGATTCCAGTCATTTCAACCCTCCGATCAATAAACCACCTTGTTAACTCAGCATTGCCAGAAACAGTTGGCTTTAATGATTTTTCGTTAGAAACAGACTCTTTCCCTTCTTCAAGTTCTTTTTTCTTCTTGTCCGACATAGATTTTAGCCGATAGACTTTTTTCTCCTTTGGCTTATCTCTGTCCTCTCGGATGCGTCTAAGTTCTTCTAATCCCATTATTTTAAATATTTTTTATTTTTACCTATATGCGTTTCTATTGCCTGATGGACCTCCTTGTTAAGGGAAGACCGTTTCTTTTCTGCAATTCTTCTCAAACTATCTTTCTGATTTATGTTTAAGAATCTATATACAAACTGTAACGTATCTGATACCTTCATAAGGCAAATATAAAATAAATTTGTCAATATCAAAATAATATTATTTCTTTACATCTCAAACCCTTCAACTATGAATATCATAAATGATGAACTAGAATCCTTTTGGATAGATATCGAACCTGGATTGCTTACTTTTTGCAAAGGCTTTTTAAAAAAAGATAGTGAAGCATTAGTTGCATCATCCAATGTGTATATGCTTTTGTGCAACATGGTTAAAAAATATCCTGATGTAATTTCGGAGACTCAAAATCTAAAATCATTTTGTTATCTAAAATCCAGAGATTATTGTATTAAAAGACTCTATCATTTACACCTTAAAAAGCAATTGTCATGGAAAGCAAAAGTAAAGAGGATATCCTTGAATATTTGGCAATTAATCACGAATACGAAACCGCAGAGGAATTAGCAGAACATTGCGGGATAGATAGCGCTTCTGTAAGACGCCTTTTAAAAGCCAACAACTTATCGCTTTTCTCTCCAACTCAAGCCAGAGAAGAGTTTGCTAGAGAAAATTATTTAAAATATGATCTTCCTGAATTGGCTAAAATAATGGGAGTGGCAGTAAGCAATCCAATGTTGCAATCTTTATATCTAAGAAAGGAAATGAGCGTACCTAAAGTTCCGGCATTCCCCCTGATAGATGAAAATGGCCTCCCTATTAATAGATATAAATTATTGGTTGAAAAGTCTCGCCGACGAGAATTAGACATAGCTATGGCAGGAGAAATTAATCAAGGAAAAATAAAAAGAGAACCGGGAATCTATGATCAGTCTGGATCTCCTTATGGAATAGCTACGGAATTATTTGGATTAAATATTAAAAAGTAAATCATGGCAGAAATACAAAATAAACTTTATAATGGCCGTCAAATCAAGGAAGAGAAAATATTTGAAGCAGATGGCAGAACCTTCGGTAGTTGGTATCAAGCTACTGGTTGGCTTCATGAGAATGGGTATAGTTACGGATCATCCGCAGTAAACAGAAATGGATGTGGTCCTGTACCCGTTGCTATTCAAAAAGGCCAATATACCCTTCCTCAAAAATGGCATAATTTTTCTAAAGAGGAGAAAGATCGATGTGATGGGGTAATAATACCGATTGATACAAGGGCGGGACAAACAAAAGTGATCATTTTTATGGATAAAAAAGTACTCTAATGGCAAAGAAACAGCGCCGCGTTATGCTTAATGAATGTCCTAATTGTCAGTCAATATGGGGACCGGGATCAGAGGAATGGGATTGGCAACAATGTGATTCCTGCGGATGGCCCGACAACATTGCAGAGGATGAAGACGAATTTATTTTTGGCGACGAAGAAGACTTCGACACGGAAACTGAAAATAATAATCCTAATGATTCCAGAAATTTATAACTTATGGACGAACCATTATATGAACTAAGAAAGGATGTAAATATGCCCGGAGCGTATTGGAGGGCCGGAGATCAAAAAACGGAAAAAGAATGGAAAGAAATATTCGGCATATCAGAATCTCACCCTTTTCATTGGGAGAGCAGTTGGTTTATTGATCTAAGGCCAGCCGAAAAGCAACCTAAAGATAAAATATATGAATTGGTTAGGACTATATTTGAAAAGCATGATCTTCATTCGGTAAGTTATAGAGAAGCTGCTTGTGAGTGCGTTAGAGAGGCTTTAGTAAGATTTAAAAAATAAAGTATGACTCCAAAAGAAAAAGCATTAAAATTAATTCATCGTATGGGACAAGTCCCTTTCAATCATAATACATCGGTAGCATTTGACTTTAATTTAGCGAAACAATTTGCTTTAGTAGCAGTAGATTTTTTGATTGAAGATGAAGCCATGCACACTAATGGTGAAGTAAGCCCTGTAAGATTTTGGACCAAAGTAAAAGAAGAAATAAATAAAACTGAATTATGAAATTAAAAATAGCTGTATACGCTAATAAAGATGCGACCAAATTTAAAACCAGAATAGTAGAAGGTGAAATTATAAAACAAAAACCTTATGGCCTTACCTTCTTTTTGCACGAAGTAGTGCAAGAAGACTTTGGAGATCCTTGGAACTATTCTATTTCAGAATATGAAACAGGATTTAATTGTAGATACGGGGAGGATAAGGTATCCGTTCTTAAAAAATTTGATAAGCTAGTAAAAGATACCCCCAAAGAGAAATTTTTAGAAATAATTAATGATTGCAAAACAACTTATGGAATTATAAATAAACTACCATGACAGCAAAAGCAGCCCTAGCCTTAATCCTGCTAGAAGGTAAGGTTATAAATATCAAGAACTGTTTTAACCTTATAGGTATTACGAACGCGCCAAGAGAAATTAGTCGCTCGATAGAAAAGGATTTTGGTGTGGAAGTTTCTCGTACTAAAAAAGTAGGTAAAAATAGATTCGGTAAAGAAATATACTGGACCGATTACCGGCTTAATGCGTCTGAACATAATATCGAAGGAATGAAATTAATGCTGGAATATTGTAAGACTCAGTACCCCGCTGGATCTATTCAGCCAGCCAGAACTAAAAAAGAAGAAAAGGCTGCTAATAACATTAATCAAACCAACCTATTCGTAAATAGTTTTTAATTCATTCTATGGCAAGAAACATTTCACCTGAGGAGAAAGAAGAAATACTAAGGCTATATCATTCGGGGGTGCAGCAAAAGGTAATAGCCGCTCAATTCGGTAAAGCCTGTAGTAGCGTAAATTATTTTATAAAACAGGAACTTGAAAAAAGAAAGGAGCCGGAAGAAGTCTTATTCACTCACTTGGATTATTATAGATTTTAAGGTTATGATCGATAAGAAGTTAAAAGAGTATATGCAGGACAACTTTGATTTTCAGTCTCTAAAAAAGGCTGGCGTATTCCCCGCGGATATGAAATTTAATGATTACGAAGGGCAAGCTAAAAAAATCTGTTATATATTTTCTTTAAGTTCTATATACGATTATTCAGAAATAGGGAAGGGGACAAGAGTTCATTTTTCATATGCCGATAAGGCACCGGGGCCATTGGAAATACCACCTTATCGTAAATTTATTGAAGTAATTGGAGAAAAGGGCGATAAAGAAGGTCGCATTGTGGACTTTTCAAAACAAATAAAATATCGATTAAACGAGGAATAAACTATCTAAAGGCAATACAATAAAGAGAAAATATGCAAAATTTAGCGTCCGCTGAAAGAGTTTTAAAAATTGATCCGATAGAGGGGGCCGACTTTATTATGAAAGCTACCGTCTTGGGATGGGAACTTGTTATTAAGAAGGATGAATTTAAAGTAGGGGATCTTGCCGGTTATATCCAGATAGATACGGTCGTTCCTGAAACCGATCAATTCGAATTTATGAGAGAAAGAAAGTTCCGGGTCCGCACGATAAAGTTACGGAAGCAAATATCTCAGGGATTGCTTGTGCCTTTACCCCCTGGAAATTGGAATGAGGGCGATGATCTCACCGAAGTGCTAGGAGTTAAGAAGTATTCAAAGGACGTAGAATTAGTTGAAGATCGGCCACGGGTTCCGAAAGTCTGGTATAAAAAGTGGTGGTACATTCTTAAATACCGATATCTGGTAAAGATATTCCCCGGCCTCAAAACATTCAATAGAGCATCCTTCCCAACCAAATTAGTGTCGATCACAGATGAGGAAAGGATTCAGAATATTCCCCGTGTGCTGGAATCTCATGCCGGTAAAACATTCGTTGTCTCTGAGAAGTTAGACGGGAGCTCTATTACAATCATTCACGAAAGGAAATGGAACGGAAAATCGAAATATCGGATTTGCTCCCGGCGCTTTGAGTTATTCAATACTAAAAACGAATGGCATGGGGTGTTTCAATCAACCGGCTTTGAAAAGCACATCCAAGCCCTTGTAGAGGAGTATGCAACTAATAATATCATAGTTCAGGGAGAATATATCGGAAAGCCGCAGGGCAATAAATACCAATTGGCGGCAAACGAAATAAGACTTTTTAACATTTTTGTGGATGGGAAGAGGGTAAAACAAGATGTATTTTATAAAACTTGCCGCAACCTGAACATCCCTTGTTGCCCCCAAATAGGCCAATTTGACCTTAGGTTGGACCTTCCTGCCATTGTAAAGAGCGCCGAGGGTAAATCCTTCCTGAATAAAGATACCGAAAGAGAGGGCCTTGTATTCCGCTGTATTGAGGACGGACTTAGCTTCAAAGTCATATCCAATAAGTACTTGCTAAAAAACGACGAGTAAAAAGACAGAGCTACGATACATCAGGAGTAATGAACCGAAAAAATAAAAATTTGGTCATTTGTCAAATAATCATACTTTTATGCCGCTAAAACATAGTAAAATATTAAAATTTAATGATTTCAAAGAAATTACTACCTTTGTCTCTCTTACTTGGCCTTCCAGCCAGAATTTTGATATTTTATTTGGTTTAGCAACCGAGCCGCGTAGTTTTCCTACGGGGCTTTTTTTATTTTACCCATTACCACTTAAAATATTGAGGAATTTAGTATTTATACCCGTAAAGCTCATAAAAAAGGCTAATGAGGAAGGTTGGCTCAGGTCGCTGGCATACTTTATCCGAATGAAAAGCCTTTATGTAAATAATACACATTACGGCTTTAATTTAAGGGGTCTAGGAAAGATATTGAATTGTAGTCCTGCCTGTTTATCCCATCATTTAAAGATTTTGAGAAGTCGGGAACTAGTCGGGGACCATTCGGGGAATATTACTTTTAAAGGCTTACGGAAAATATCCCTGCTTTATGGAGGGAAAAATATTGGGGTGCCTGTAGATCCCATAAATCAATTGGACTTACTACGGGCGCAATTAATACGCTTTAATCTGAGTGGACAGGAATATAACATAAAGAGGTCTGGAGTACAAAAATGCCCAGCGGCGGAAACGCCGAATACTTTCTCTGAAAAGGCCTATAGCTGTTATGCTGGTTTGTCTGCTCACGGTTTTGGAAAAGTATTAAAATTGTCTCCGGCCCAGGGGGCAGCCTTGAGGGCTAAGATGATTCGATTAGGCATCCTGTCTTTTATTCGGAGGTATAGTATTTATTTTGCCTTCGGCGACCCCTCCGGGGAGGCCCCTTCGGGGGGAGTCCTGCGGACGGCCTTAAGACAGGGGAAAATACAAGGGCTGATTCCATCGTATGCTTTCATTAAAGACGGTAGAGTCTTAGCAGAACGTAGAATGGAATTGGAGTACATGAGGGCATAAGTTAATACGGAAAAATAAACAAAACTATGTATACGCTAACGAGTCCGTTTACCGAGGCATTTAACGAAATTTGGGAAATGTGGAAAACGTGGCGTTGGGAGACGCATCATTTCCGGTACGCTAATCCAATAAGCGAACAGGCGGCCCTTAACGAATTGGTAGATGTATCGGAGGGGGACGAAGACCACGCCAAACGTATTGTAAATCGAAGTATTTCCAGGAATTGGAAGGGATTTTACAAAATACACAACCCTAAAAAAGACATTAAAAATGGAGAACCTACCGAAAAAGATTCAAAATCCACAGGAGGAGCCAAAACCATTAGCATTGATAAAGCCAAGTCAATCCATGCTCAGCGTTATGGAAATGGGGGATAAACGGGCTATCGCTGTAAAATTGGACGAATTCAGGGAGATGGGAATAGTTAGACACGAAAAGACACTGGCTATCTCCCATGAAGAGCGGATACCTCAGTTGATAAAGCAGGAGGACGGGAGGGCCAAAGTTTCTGCCGCTATTATGGCCTCCCTTATAAGTGCTTTTTCAAACTTAAATATCAAATCCCCTATGAATGAGGATCAGATATTTGAGCTTGCCGAAGCTATAATAGATTCCTCCCATGAAGATTACCTGTCCATTGAAGACCTACTTTTGTTCCTCCGGGAACTAATAATGGGGAAATTAGGTAAAATGAAGGACAAAATGGATATGCCCACCTTTTTCGAGTATTTGGAAGTATATCGGCAAAAAAGATGGGAAACCTTACAGCATATCCGCGACGAACAGCACACCCAGATAAAAGTGGCGGGAAGAACCCAAAGGAGAGGAGACGATTTGGAATTAGCAAGAGGGGAAGATCCGCAAGCTGTCCTCAACCTTATGCAGACTTTTTACGAAGAGAAAAACGATCAACCTGAATAATTATGGCCTATATACCACAACCAAATAGGAAAAGAGAAAAAATTGATGGGATTGAATTTGTGTCGGCCAATAGGATTATCGCAGCAGTCGAAAAACATTTTGAAATAACTAAGGATGATTTATTGAGAAAATGCCGCAGGATAGAAATAGTATACCCTAGACAAGTAGCTATGTTCTTATTGTCCCATTACACTGCATTAACTCTTAAGTCCATAGCAGTTATATTTAACAAAGATCATACTACCGTAGTTCATTCAATGCAAACGATAGATAACTATATCGATACTGATCCAAATGTAAAAGTTCAAATGGATGCCATAATTTCAACTTTTTAAAATGAATGTGAAAATATCATCAGAAGAGGAATTGAAGGAAAAGTTTAAAAAGGCCGTTCACCTACTCAATAATCTAAGAAGGGCAACGAAAGAATGGAGGGAGCATTTAGGATGCGAAAACAGAAAAAGAAAAGAGGATTGGGAAAACAAATCTGATCAATTCCTTGAAGAGCTTGAAATGACACACACAGGTAGGAAAGGAGATATTCATGTAATTAAAAAATAAATTTATGGGAAAGCAACTAACCCTTAAAGAATATGATGAAATAAACAGGCTTCATAAAACAGGCATGAAGCAAAAAGATATAGCTAAGATATTCGGCAAAGCCATTTCCACAATCAGTGAGATCGTAAAACAAAACGGACGAGTAAAATTTAAAAAAGACGGAAGTGTAGCAATATGTGGTGAGGTTGTAGAAAGAAGAGAGCTTATGGAAGAAGACCTATCTTCGCTACCGGATAACATCTTATTCAAACACGATAATAGCTTTATATTTTAAAACAAAAAATAATGACCAACGAAAAAGTAAAAATTAGTTACAACAGATTTCTTTTTGGAATGATCTTAATATTGATTGCTGCATTTGCCTTTAAACAGATTCCTCCAAAAACCTATACAGTATCAAAGAGTAAAGAAGATTGGTTAACTGCTTTGAGATATATAGAAAATGGCAAGAGAATAATGTTACGTAGCTCTTACTCAGGTACAGAAATAGCAGCTTGGTCCGATAGCCTATCTATTCTCGAACAAGATATTTCTACCCAAGTTAGCCTTCAGTTAATGACAGCAGAAAAAGAAGAACAGAAAAAAGATTCAATAAAACCAAAAATAAAATAAAATGCAAGACGGACAACCACCAAAAACACTTGGAGAATCCAGGGTGAGAATTACCTTTAATCCTTCTATGCAAGGATATATAGATCAACTAAAACAGAAAGGTGCTGAATTGATTGATCTCATTGACGGAGCCGCACCAAAGACGGAATGGGACGACAAAACAGTAGGAGAATGGAAACGCCTCAAAGATCTGGCAATGACAGATATTGAATCTGGAACTAGTTGGGCGGTAAAAGCTTCTACTATTTAATCCTTAAAACAAAATAAAGATGAATTTTGGGCAAGCCCTTGAAGCAGCTAAACAAGGTAAAAAAGTAGCAAGATCAGGATGGAACGGCGCAAATATGTATGCAGTCATAATGCCGGGTTATCCAGATGGCATAGCAGTCAACGAGACAACTGCGACAGCCCACGGAGTGCCTGCTGGGCACATAATGAAGTTTCGCCCGTATTGGGCTTTGTGGACGGCTCAGAAAGATGTAGCGAGTTGGACTCCCAGTGGAAGTGATACTCTTGCTGAAGACTGGGAAATACTCTTACATTAATCCGTACCCAAAATTGAAACACATTCTATACCTATATCTTTTAATAAACATTGTATCTTGTGGGCCTGCTAAGGATTCTCAGGGACATTGCTGGAAGGCAACACAAATTTGGAAACGTTTAATATCAAAACGTAGTTAATGAGTATTCTATTTACAACTAACAATGGAGTAGGTATTAAAATGGGAGATACTTATTGGTATTTCATGGATGAAAAAATGAAATTATATTCCATTACAGTTTTATCATGGCAGGATCATTCGCCAGCTAAAGGATTTATTCAATTCTCCTCAGAACAAACAGCCAATAAATACAAAAATGAACGATAATATAAAAATCCTTTACAAATTTGCCAGCCGATCAAGGCCAAATAAGTTTTTTGAATCGTTGGATAATATTCATAGTCTATCCACCCACAATAATTTTGAAATACTGGCAACCTTTGATTTTACCGATGAATCAATGACCGCGCCAGAGATAAAAGAAAGACTTATCCTTTATCCTAAGGTAAGGGCTATATATGGAACATCTACCGGGAAGATAAATGCTATATCAAGAGATATGGAGTTTTCTGGAGAATGGGATGTGTGCATAGTAATGAGCGATGATATGAAGTTCCTTGTTAAAGGATTCGATACTATTATCGTCGAGAGAATGAAGGAATATTTCCCTGATATGGACGGAGTGTTGCATTTCCCGGATAGTCACGCCAAGCACGAATTAATAACCCTTAGTATTTTAGGGAGAAAATATTTCGAACGTGACGGATGGTTATACAATCCCATATATAAATCAGTGAGCGCTGATAATGAATTTACGTGGATGTCTATAATCAGAAACAAATATGCTTTTATCCCTATGAAAATATATGATCATTTCCATCCAGTATGGGGAATGTCTCAGATGGATGCGTTATACGCCAAGAACGAAGAAAGAAATATGTACGCGCAAGATGGAATGACCTTTCAAAAAAGAAAAGCAGAAAACTTTGGATTATATACTCTTTAAAATAAAAAATGGAACCTATCATAAGTATCCTCATTTGTAGTCTTCATAAGAGAACCGGAATGTTGGCTTCTTTATTACGTAATCTTGAAGTACAGATAAAAAAATTAGATGTTGAAGATTTAGTAGAAATTAATGTAAAACAGGATGGGGGAGAAAAACCTACCGGGACTAAGAGAAATGAATTACTTCAAGAGGCAACAGGAAAATATGTCATTAGTATTGACGATGATGATGCTGTTCCAGATTACTACATAGAAGAGCTTTTGGCTGCCGCTCAAAGTGATGCGGATTGTTTTGGAATGAGTGGAATAATGTTGACCAATGGTTCAATGGAAAAAAAATGGCATATAAGTAAAGACTATGAATATAGAACAGGGAGGGATGAAAAAGGAGAGGAGGTGTATTTTCGCTTCCCGAATCACATAACTGGAATTAGGGCCAGTATAGCTAAAAAATTCAAATTCCCTGATGTTTATCAATTTGAAGATTATGCATTTGCCTTGGCTATTCATCAGTCCGGTGAAATAAAAACGGAATATCGTATCGAAAGAGCGCCGATGTACGTTTACCAATTTGTTCCGGTAAAATAAATTTGGTCGATTCTATAATAGTATTTACTTTCGGTTTGAGTAAAGCAAATTAAAACATGAATTTCAGCAACACTTTTAGTTAAAAATAAACGCCTTCAAAGGGAATCGGAAAGTTTCTACCTCCACTGGTTTTGATGCTTTACTCAACCGACCCCGATGAAGGCGTTAAAATTTTCATTATGTCTTATTCACAAAATAAAGAAGAGTCAATCATTTTAGAGTATTTCGGTGAAAGTAAAGGAACACTCCTTGATATCGGAGCCAATGACGGAAAAACGCTATCTAATTCTCTGGCATTAGTGGAAAGAGGATGGGTGGGAACATTTGTAGAAGCCAGCCCTAAGGCTTTTCAACGTCTTCAAAGTCTGCATTCTTCAAATCCAAGATTGCAGTTATTAAATGTAGCAATAGGGTCTTACGATGGAGAAATTGATTTCAATGAATCTGGAACATTATTGGGAACTGGTGACGTTGCACTAGTGTCATCTATAAGAAAAGATGAAATGGATCGATGGATTTCATTGAATATGCCATTCGAAAAAATGAAAGTCCCTGTCTTATATTTTACATCTCTTCTTACCAAATCTTATTATGATAAGTTTGAATTTATTACGATAGATATAGAAGGGATGGAGCCTGAGGTAGTACCCCAAATAGATTTCAAGAAACTAGGAACAAAAATGGCAATCATAGAATGGAATGGGAAGAATGCAGAATTGTATGATGGCCTCCTTTCTAGTCATGGACTTAAACTGATTCATACAAACGCTGAGAACAGAATCTACACAAAATGAAAGAATGTATAGTTAGCTTTAGTTCATCAGGTCGGGAAATGTATAACAAGGCTATTTTGCGTCTCATCCGAACGTTTAAAGAAACCGGATATGATGGGGATTTCTTATTGAGAAGCACCGATTCGTATGTTGACGAATATCTTGGCGTTAAAATATTGTTGGGATCTTTACCAATAACAGAAAAATACGGGAAGAGCTACAATATGGAAGAGGTAAATTATGGTTTTAAACTTTTCCTTATATGGGAGGCATATGAGCTTGGTTTTAGGCGTATAGCATGGTGTGATAGTACTGTTACTAAGGTTGGCGATATGGCACCTCTTTGGGATTATGCCAAGGAACATGGAGTCTGTGCTTTTGATAACCTTGGATTTCCTCTAAAGAACTGGGTAAGCGATTTTGCCTTGGAACGATCAGGAGTTTCTGAAATGCACTTAGAAAATATGAATCAAGTGATGTGCTGTGCTGTTTTCTTTGATTTTGACCATCCATCCACAATAGATATTTTCGAAGAATGGATGAAAATGTGTTTGGACGGCGTTTCTTTTAATATGAAAAACGGTAGCGTTCGGCCTGGATTCTTGGGTCATAGGGGGGATCAGCCTTGCTTGTCGCTTATTCTTGGGAAAAGAAATATTCCATTATTACCTTACGGCACTCTGTGCTATGAACCACATGATGTAACAAAGGAATACGGGGAGCCGATTTTAGTAAATAGAGGAATAATATAAATTATGGGATACACTCAGGATGAAATAAAATTAATAGAAAAATATATTGAGCCGGGAATGTCCGTTTTGGACACTGGTTCGCAAAATGATTATACAACGAGATCGATTATTCCTCCTTTTATTTCGAGTTGGTATGGTATGAAAGGGGTATCAGATTATGTTTGTATAGATTTGGCAGGTGACAATAATGCTCTCAGGCTGGATCTTGCTTATCCTATTTCAATAGGAGCTAAGTTTGATCTTGTCACAGATATAGGTTTTGGTGAACATGTAGTTCAAGCAGATGAATACGAAACGGTTTCTTTTCATGAAGGCCATATTAATTCCGTCTACCCAAAAGGAGAAAAAAAGATCATTGAAGGATTTTATAATTTTTGGCTAAATAAGCATAATCTTTTGAAGGTAGGAGGAATTATGGTAAATGTCAATCCGAAAACAAAAAATTGGCCTCAGCATGGATATACATATCTGACACAGGAATTTTATACCGGGCTAGTTAAACATGCTGGATACTCAATATTAGAGCTTGGAGAAAACGCTGCCTCTGGAAACTTTGTGGATGGATATAATATATTTTCGGTCCTCAGAAAAGAAAGTGACAAATTTCCTTCCTTCGAAGAATTTAGTAAATTAGATATATATAAATATTGATTATGGCATATGATAAACCAAAAGCGATTATTGATGAGAAATAGAGTAGACGTAATAGGAGAAAGATACGGAAGACTAATCTGTTTAAAGGAAGGAGAGCCGCATTATTCATCAGGAGGTATTAAAAGTAGGATGATTGTTTGCATTTGTGATTGCGGAGCAAAGGTTAATGCTTTGTTAGGGGCATTAAGAAATGGGATAATCAAGTCGTGTGGCTGTTTTAAAAAAGAGATACTAATATCGACCAATACAACACATGGGTTATGTCCAAAAAATAGCATTAACCCAGAATATAATGCTTGGTCACATATGAAGTCTAGGTGCTTAGATGTAAATGACCAGCAATATAAAAACTACGGAGCTAGAGGAATAAAAGTGTGTGAAAGATGGGTAAATAGTTTCGATAGTTTTTTGAAAGACATGGGACGTAGGCCCTCTAGTAAACACAGTTTGGATAGATGGCCTGACATAAATGGAAATTATACTGTAGAAAACTGTAGGTGGGGGACGACAAGAGAGCAGTCTAGGGGCAAAAGAACTAATATCTGGATCGAATTTGACGGCCATAAAATGATTGCCAAGGATGCGGCAGATTATTTCGGAATAAATTATAGAACATTTACTGGCAGTCTAAAAAGAGGAAAATCTTCGAATGATATTATAAAACGATTGGCAACTAAAAATATGAAAAATGTATAAATCCGTCCTCCATATAGGCATACAAGCTCCGTCACATTCACCTAAAGGAATGGAAAAAGGATTTAGGGGGTCTGGATTTATCGAGTATCATTTTTTTGATTGGCAGGCGGTTCGATTTAATGAGGGGATTTTGGGATGTCAAGGCCGAATGATTGCTGCCGCAAAACAGATAATGCCTGACTTGATATTCTGTCAATTTCAAAATGATTCTATATGTGACGAAGAAACGGCTATTGAGTTATCAAAATGTGGGTTTACTGTTAATTTTACTTTTGATGTTAGAGGTCCAGAACAAACAGAATGGTATTATGATGTTGCTACCCATTTTGGACTTACACTATTTGCCTGCCATGAAGATGTAGAAGAGGCAAAGAGGCGAGGAATAAATACTGTTGGACATCTTCATAGTTCATGTGATACCGATCAGTACCGACCTATTGTTCTTCCTGATGATATAAAATATCCGGAGATAGTTTTCATAGGGAATAATTATGCCAATACTAACCTTGAATTTGAACAAGCACAGGAACGGGTAGGAATGGTTAACTTTATGAAGGCTGAATTTGGAGATAGATTCGGTGTTTATGGGATAGCATGGGAACCCGGTAGTAAAATGGTCAATCCAATTGAAGAAGTGAATATTTATAACGGATGTAAGATTGCCATTACCCACAATAATTACAAAAGAAACGGATATTGTAGCGATAGGCAATGGAGGGCAATGGCTTGTGGAACACTTACGATTCCTCAATATTACACTGGACTTAAAGAAGATTTTTCATTTAAACCGATGCCATATTGGGAGACACTTTGGGAATTGAAAAATATATGCAACAATTATCTAAATGAACCAGTCTTTCATGGAATGATTAATAAAATATCTTTACTCCAAGAATCTAATTTCTTAGATAATCATACTTGGAAACACAGATTTGAAACAATGTTATCAATGATAAACAGTATAAAAAATGGAACAGGAAATTAAATGTAAAGAAGCTCACCGTGTTGATGGTCAAATTCCACAGTCAAAGGATGTTCATTTAGATAAAAGAATCTGTGATTGTGGTAAAATTCTATTTTATTCAGAAAGGGGAGGGTGTCCGGGAAATCCATGTTATACTCTAAAATCTAAGCCGAACGAATAAATGCCCTATTTAACCCGATTTGATTTGTCATGTGAGAGTCTTGACCTCTATTTTGTAGATCAATTCCCGCATTTAACTCCGGAAGCAAAAGACGCCTTACCGAAGGATGTTATTTTTAAACTATTCCGGAAGGGTGGCGCTTTCAATTCAAACTCGACTAGCAAACTGGGATTTCTGGCAAAACTATACATCCTTTGGAGGGCTTTAAATAAACGATTCTGGATAGTAATTGAAGATGAAGACCGGGGAATGACACCAGGGCAGTTCATGGAGCTTCGTAAGGCGGCAAAAGAACGAGATTATAGCCAGGATCAGGCAAAGACTATTATTCTCAGTGGAACGTTAGTTATCGGAAACAAAGAATTAGGGGATTCCCTACAGTACTTAAATGACCTGAGTGCGGCACCTTCTTATAATTATCTCATAAAAGCTAAGAATTCTCCAAAAAATAAAGTTGCCAAGGCTACTGAGGAGCGAGAATACATAATTAAGTTCTTAACTTATTGGGAATCAAACAAAAAGACGATCGTTTCCCAGACTGGATTGAATATCCCAGAAATATACGTTTTAATGACTCTTTTCTCCGGGAAAGAGGTTCCCAGTAGCTCTATTTACCAGCAAACCTTTAAGAGAGCCTATCAATCCAGCCCAACCAAGATAAAAACAGCATTTGGTACACTTCAACAACGTGGTTATGTGCAGAAATATGGGGTATCCAAGAAAGCAATCCTCAAAATAACCTCTCTTGGTAAGGATGTTTTAATCGGGATCATAAATAAATACGCTGTAAATTGCTGATAAATAATCAGTCCCATTTCATGTATACTGCTGGGTACTAAAAACACGTAAAATAGAGCGATAAATGGCTGTCAGCGAAACAATACTTACTCTTCAAAATGGCCTATATCAATATGTTGTACCTATCAAGGAGCCTTCAGATGAAAAGCTCATTCTAAATTATCAGCATAAAAAAAACGATCAATTTTGGCGTACTCCTCCCATTATGGATGTAAAAAGGATGTCTGCCAAAGATCGAATTGAATATATTGAAAGGGAACGGCAACGATGGATAGAGGGGGTTTTTATACTCATAAATGGTGAGTTAAAATACATGACGGGCCTGAATTATGATCATTTAACATACTGTACCTATAATTCTGCCAAACTGATGTATTTCGACGACGAGCGAAATGTTTTCTATTTTATCGATTTGACAGAAAAAGAGGCCGCATGTACCGGAAGAACATGGATAAAGCCACGCCGGGCTAAAATGACAACTATCATGTGTTCCCTCTCTCAGTATAAAATGCTCAGTGACTTTTCCAATTATGTAACGATTCAGAGTGATACTAGAGATAAGGCCCAAGCAAGCTATATGGTTCCGATCATTGACAGCTATTCCAGAAGACCCAAATGGATGCGGGAAGACTATTATGCTCCCAACGGAAAGAAGCCAAGGAAAGCCCTTGAATTAACGTCCAATATGATTCAGGAGGAAGGAGAAGAATGGATGGGAGGTAAAATTAATATATTCCCTACGACCGCTAAAGCCACGGACGGATTAGAGGCAATAGAATCAATTCTTGATGAATTTTCGAAGGTAGAAGATACTAGTCCTTATGAAATGTTTGAGGTCAATAAAAAGGTTGTTCAGAACTTCAGAAAACAAGGGATGATTGATTGCCTGAGTTCTTCGGGTGATTCCAAGGATGCCGCTAAAGCTACAATGGATTGGCATAAACTTATAGCCAATTCAAATCCTTTACGAAAAGATGAGTTTGGAAAGACGGTATCCGGAAACTGGGAGTATTTTATTTCTGCTATCCATTCTCAGTACGTTCCTAAAGAGTATACAGATAAATTCGGCATCGTGGATAAAGAGAGGGCCGAAGCATGGATTCAAAATGAACATAATAAATATCAGAAAGGAACAAAGGAACATATCTTCAGTTTATACAAACTTCCTTTAGTCAAGGAACATGCGTTGCTATCTTCCTCAACCTCTACAATATTTCCAAAGATAAGAATGCAAAATAGGATAGACGGAATAGAGGGATTGTTGCCAAGAAATAGGCCATATGTACGTAGTATCCTTATAGAAAAAGAAGGAAAGATATATAGAGAGGCGAGTGATACCGGACCTTGGTTATGGTCCGTAGATCCTTATTTTTCACTCGAAAAAGGAGTAAATTTAAGTAACAGGTTTATAAAAAGAGGTGGATTGTTTTTTCCTGTTGTCAATGTGGAAGGGTGTTTCGGATATGATCCTATTAATTATCCAAAATTACTTACTAGCAGTAGTAATATTTCTCAGGCTTGTCTCATGGGGCATAAAAAACTAGACTATTATAATACAGGAGCTATAGACGAAAAAGTTGCTTTTTTATTATGGAGGCCGGATGATCCAAGAGAAGTAAATAAAGAAATAATAAAAGCCTGTAAGTTCATGGGGTATCCTTGTATGCATGAAAGGAGTGTCCCCCATGTATATGAAGATTTTAGAGATGCCGGAATGTTGGGATTTTTAATGAAAGGAGAAGATGGATTGTATGGCGTATCTCAGAGTAATGCTAAAGCCAAGCAAGATGGATTATCTCTTATGCAGTCAAGATATGCACCACCAAAAGAAGAGGATCAAAAGGATCATGTTGCTATCCATCCTTTTGAAGATGCGCTTAGAAGTCACGTTAATTTCGATATTAACAATACTACTCAGTTTGATCCAACAATGACTGAAATTTATCTGGAATTAGGACTTAAACAAATACAGTTCACTAATTTGACTGATCAATCAAATCAGACAATGGGGGAACTAATTAATGAAATAATAGTAAAAAGACAGTAATATGAAACTTTTAAAAGATAAAGTGTTTATACGGATTACTAATGACACAAGAGACAGTATATTCACTAAGGATATTATCCGCGATGATGGGTCTAAGGTTCGTCTTTTTACGAATGTAGGAGCGCAAGACCTTGACGATAGAAAAGCTACTCTATTCGTTCAAGAAGGCATTGTAGAAGCTATTGCAGACAATGTACAAGGTATTGAAGTAGGCGACACGGCTATTATAGATTATAAGCTATGCAATATGGATGAACGGATAGTTTATAAAGATGATGATGGGTCCGTTTACTGGTTGGAAGCTGTCACGGTCTACCATACTGAAGACTTAATTGCTTATGCCAACCAGAATAGTCCCCGTGATCAGTTGGCCTACTGTAAAGGAGATTATGATACCCTTTCCATGCTCTTAGGAGTGGTTCGAGATGGGAAAGTGTATTCCCGGGAACCGTATGTATTTTTGGAGCAAAGGCCTAATGTCATTGCCAGGGTAAGCGACGCTGGAATCCTGTATAATGAGACGGAAAGTAACTATACCCGTAAAGTTTTGACATCCTCAAAAGAAAGCCAAGATAAGTTTGGAATCTTCCCGGGAAATGAAATACATGTCCATGATTATGACATATTTAGCATTCAAGCAGGAGGATTAAAAATAGACTGCATATGCTCCGATGACGTCCTCCTCTATGTAAATTCTGATCAAAAAGTTGTAGAATAATAAAAAACCCTATCTTTAAGTCCTAAAAAACAAGCAAATGCTACGCATTATTCGTAATAATTATCAAGTAGGAACCACTAATATCACCTCTGCTGCTGGGGCTATCGGTTCTACATTGCAGAGTGGCGACATTCTGTTATTTATGACTACGGCAGTAGTATATGCTACAGTGGTAGGGAATGCCTTAGTCTTCGCTACCGTCTAAAAAAGCGTCTGAAATATTTTAAAGGCGGTGGAAATATCCATTGCCTGTTTGTCGTATAAACAAGTGAACAATGGCAGAAAAAAAGCCTCCATTAATTACGGACCGTACTTGGTTTTATACGGACCTCAACTTTTTTGACCCTGCATTCAAAAACCGCCTCTGGGCAGCGCAAAATTTGTTCTATGCCAAACAAAACTATGTTCAATTCCTAGATAGGGAACGAAAAAAAGACTATAGAAGGCTTGAGAAATTGGAATTAGATACGGATGTTTATAAAAACATTATAGATCCCCGGACCCCCCAAGGAAAAGGAGGAACAGCCGAATACTTCGCCTCAGATTGGAAAGCACACCCATTTAATGTACATCTCCGAAATAATTTATATGCCCGTTTGAATAAAATTGGTATTGAAAATCAAATACAGGTCAATGAAATAGATAAATATGCCAAATCCCAAAAGCAGAAGGATAAGGATAAAATGATTTGGCAGCGGGAGTTTAGAAAATTGATAAATGAGGTCAATGAACAAATTGGCCTCCCCCCGATAAAAGAAAGTCAATCCCCATATAATTATGTAAAATCATTAGGTAAGGGGAAAGATGGCGCTAACGTGGTGGATAGTATTGACAATCTCCTTGACTATATAAAAAGTGAAATACGAGATAAGCAGGATCTTGCTCTTTATGAGACTTATGTATACAAGGGTGATTTAGAACGTGCTTTCGAGATGGGTATCAAACACTATCTCATAAACTTAAATAAATGGGCAATTGTTTCAGAGCATTTCAGTAGGGATATAGTAAATTTTAATAAATCCTGTGGCAGGTGGTATACAGATGAAACAACTGGTCGTGGAATTGTAGAATATCTCGAACCAGATGTATTACGGACTAGTCCATTCAGTACCTTCAATGGGGAAGATATTGTTGGATGGTATTATGAAAAAGACATCACATTTTCCGAATTTGTCAGACAGTTCGGAACTACTCTCAATAATGAAGAATTAAAAGAAGTTTTTGAGCTTAACAAAAATTCAGGTTCTCAGCATGGGATAGCTTGGACAAAAGCGGATTCCGTAAAAGGAAGTAATGCCAAGATAAGGATTGGTTATATGTCCTGTCTTACTCAAGATGCTGAAAACTTCGCAGTTAAGGATACTCAAGGCAAAGTAAAAATAATGCAACCTGCTAAATTAAGTTGGCTGCCGGATCAAAAAGAAAAAAGTAAAAATGATATTCAGGCAGAACAAAAAATATATAATGTCTGGTATTCTTTCTATTATGTACCTCCTCCCGATGGAAAATTAAATAATAATGCCGCTATTGATTGGGCATGGCAATCAAGATATATATTCAATTTAAAAAAGGATGTGGATATGTATCGTTACGGCATCGATATGAGGTATGCTAAAAGCACTCTGGTTATATGGAAAGATGAAGGACCTTCTTTTACCGATCTTGAGCAGGCATTCATGCCTAAAATACATACGGCATGGCATAAATTTCAAAATTGTCTTATAAATGATGTAGATGCGGTTGCCTTGGCAGAAGAGTTTTTAGGAGGAGTGCTGAATGGAGTGGAAGAAGCTAATAAAGACGGTAAAGGAACAGGGGTAGCAGCTACATTGCAGGTGATGAGACAAATTAAGCAAGGGAATATGACCTTTCTTAAAATGACGGATAAGCAGGGCAACCCACTCCCATTTGATCCTTCACACTTTGTCATTCCAATAAAAAATGGTCAGCTTGAGAGAGCCGAAAGGTATCTTAAAATAATTGTTGACTTATATTCTCAGATGGTGATATGTCTTGGTCAGAATGATCTTAGTCAACCAAAGCCAAGAACTCCCGTTGCCGGTGTACAGGCAGCGCTTGTCGCTTCTCAGGATAGCACATGGTTCATAGAAAAAGGGGTAAGAGAATTCCTTGTGATGTTCGGAGAAAGATGCGTGCAGCATATTATGTGCATGATTAAAGAGAAAAAAAGGTATGAATATAAAAAAAGGTTTGATGAATTTGCGTCAGTGGTTGGTAATGCCCAGGTTTGGATGCTAGAAGGTTTGGAAGATACTAATTTAGAAGAAATTGGATTGACCGTATCCCTGGAAGATGTACATGCTAACCAGCAGTATGTTATCGAATTGGCTAATCGGATGGCGCAAGAAGAAAAGGTTTCCTATGATGCCGTTGGTTTGGTAATGGGGGTAGTATCCATAAATTATAAGTATGCGTATACCCTTCTAATGGTTGCTGCCAAGCAGAAAGAACGAGAGAATGCCCATAAGGAAGAATTAATGCATGAACGCCAGATGGAATTAGAGCAGGCAAAATTAAAAACTGCTATGATGCTTGTACAAGGGAAAGGGCAGGCCAAAGATGTTAATATTGGCACTCAGGCAAAAGCAGATATAGCAGTTGATGATGCATTGAATACGGCGAAAGCTCACACGATGAGCGAGAGCAAAGAGCAGATAAAGAACAACAAATTAGTTGCAGATAATAACAAGGCCCAACTTGAAAGGGGTAATCAAACATTTGATGCCGTCAGCCCTCAGCAACAACAATAGATTTTTTTAAATTTCTCTGACGAATAAAATTCCTCCATGAAAGAATATCTACTGGTTTCTTAGCTGTATCCGTGAACGCAAAGCCCATATCTATTTGAGTCGCGTGGTCCGTGTTGACGAATTCTTTTCTTATTTCGTCTAAAAGTTCATCAGCCTTTTTTCTGGATTCGATGGCTTTTTGTAATAATTCTCCTTTCTGTTGATTTACCTTGGCAATTTTATCGATAGCATAGTCTTCGGTAAGTGTTTCTTTTTCTCCATCTTTTTTTTCTACATCGAACTTTTTCTCCTCTTCTGTTTTTTGATTAGCGAAACGGATCATCCGACTATGATAATCCATGAGACTAAATATTGTGGGCCATCGCCAATTAGTAAGGTCTTCTAAATAGTATAGAATGGAATCGTTTACCTTTTCATTTGATCCATTAACTAGAGATTTGAATAAATCCGATTTTTCAATGAACCCCAAAGAGGATAATATTTTTGATTTATTTTCATATCGGTCCTTTCGTAAATCCATCCACGGGCTATCTGGGTCAAAGGCATAGATAATGAACGCTACGATGGCATTAGCATTTGATATGGTAAGATTTTCCCGATATATAACAGCGAATGTATTATAAAGATTTATTTCCTTTAATTCCGATAGCCAGTTTTTTCCTAAATCTTTACTGATTTTACGAGCGATTTCTACGGCTCTATTCATGATCTCTTTTTTGAAAGTATGTTACGTGGAATAACTACCTGTTTTTTTTTATAAGTATCAACAACTGGTTCTTTACAATCGCAAGAGCCGCTTAGTTCAAGAACTCTCCGAGCCGATAATCCGTATAGATCCTTTAATTCTTTGAATATTTTTGCTTCATGTGGAGTTATCCGAACTCTTATGACGGGGTATCTTTCGGTATTTTTATCCATTCAAATAAAAGTTATTTGGTCTACAAATATACTCTTTTTATCAAATTCCAAATAAATCAACTTTACTTTACAGCATACTTTTTCAATTCTTTATGTATATCCCAAGATTTATTTACAATGATGGTTCGGAGGCCGGCGCTGGTGGTACTGATGCGATTATAGTCAATACTCCCGCAGCTCCTGAAGTCCCATTGATAACTTTGGATGAATTAAAAGGGTATGGCTTCAATTCACCTGATGAATTAAAGACATTCCTGACTAAACAGAAAGAAGAAAACATTGATCCTCAGGAAAAGATTAATCAGGCCAATCGAGAAAAAGCCGACTTTCTTAAATTTTCAGCAGATAATACCCTACTTGCGGTTGAAGAATACTCTACACTGGAATCACTAAGGGGACGGAAAGATGTAGAAATAGTCCGCGATGAATTCACTAAATCATATCGGGAAGATAACTCGGATGCGGACGATGAAGAAGTAGCAGCCGCCTTCGATACTCAATACCCACTACAAAGCGAAAATGTCGCTCAAAAAAAATGGGCTGAAAAGCAGATCGCTAAAGAGGCAAAGGAAATACGATCTCCACTCGAATCAAAATTTGAAGTTGCTCAGAAAGACTTCAAAGACTACCAGACCCTAAATTCAAAAATCCCCGGTTTTAATAAGTTCATTGATGGAGTTATTGACGCAAATACTCCGGAGAAATTAAGTTTCCATAAAGTAAAAGATGGGGAAACAGAAATTCATATTGAAGCCGAATTGACTGCTGATCAGCGTAAAGAACTGAAAGATGAAGTGGGTAAGATGTTCCGAAATCCTAAGACATATAATGAATACGCTCATAGTGAAAGCAAGGAAAAGGAACTAAACGACAAAATAGCCAAAAAGATAAATGGTTATATCAAGATAAATTATTTCGAAAAGGCCATTGAAAAAGGATTTGAGGCCGGTAAAGGACTTGGAGTAACAAAAGGGTCCACTGTAGGGGCTGAACAGCCTTTTGCGATAGTAAGAAATATGAATGTGCCGGGAGCCGAAGGAAAAATAAATGCAGCACAGGAGGTCCAGGAAAATGACTTGGCACTTAGGCGTCAATTAAGAAAGTAAATCAGAAAAGTTTAATTCTAATAATTTAGGAATATGCCAGATTATAATAAGTTTTTCTCAGAAGGCGGCTCTTATGCCATTGATGCGACAATTAAAGGGCAAACTGCTTTGCAGATGTATGACCCTTTAGCTCAGATGGTATTTAATCCGGAAATTAGGGGTAATATCAGTGGGGAAGCCTCCATTGTACTCCCTTATCAGGATAGCGGTCTGTGGGGTCTATGGTCCCAGATTCAAGCCCTTTTGGGAACTGACAAGAAAATGGTCAAGGCTAATACCTTCTATTGGGCTGAATATGACATTTTTGAGACAGCGGCATTTTCCGTTTTAAAGTCTTCTGCTGGCGTCCCAGTTGGCGGCCAGTCTGTAACCGTTGCTATTAATCGATTCTCCATGAGTCAGAACGGGCTCTTCTCCAAGCCTATTGCCGGTTTTCAAGGATTTTTCAAACACAACCGTCAGAAGGTAAACATCACAGGTGTTACCGAAACTGCTGCCGGAAATATTAGTGTTACGCTTTCGCCTATTAATGGAGAAGTGCTTGACCTTACGACTAAAGCCACTTACATTCTGGTTCAGTCTCCCATGAAGTCTTACGACATTAATGCGACTGGTCCAATCCAGACACATGGTGAAGTAGGAAATCCTCCTATTCTTTACCAGTCTTGGGTGCAAAAGTATGAAGACGGCTTAGCTGTAGATGAATCTGAAATTGACAACTTTGTCTACAATAAAAACTTCTTTATCAAGAAGGGTCTTGATCCATTTGGTAATTCTATCGACTATTGGTATGCTCCTCAACTGAGCCAAAAGGCAGAAGGAAAGCTGATTATGAACAGGAACTTAAAAGCCCTGTTCGACCAGAGAGATTACCAAAAGAGCGAAGGTTTCAACGGAATGATTCCGACCATTGAAAAATATGGTATGTTTAACTTCTCTTACGATAACTTCATGTCTGGATCGTTCAAGAGTCTGTTATTCACCATGATCAAGAATCTTCGTAAGATCAATGGGTCGAATGACTACCTGTTGGCGCATGATTTTAACTTCGCCATCGATTGGAGCGAAGCAATTGCGGCAATAGTTCGCAATCAGAAACAAAGTTACCAATACCGTCTGTTCGGTGAAGGTGGTGAAGGTAGCCGTAACTTTACCTACTTCGATTTCAAGGATTTCACATATAACGAATATAATTTCCGGGCTATGAAGGTCGATATGTTCGATTCTTATCGCTACGGTCATATCCTCTCTAATTTCGCTATGCTGTTGCCGCTGAAAGCCTTCTCTGATACAATGGGGAATCGTGTTCCAATCGTTGAATTCGTCAACATCGAAGGAGCAGAACCCGGCAAGGATATGAGAATATGGATTGACGATGCCAGGGAACGCCTGGAAAGGAATCTCCGGATTGGTATCAAAGATACCTTCGGCATGGAAATTCATGCTCCTACTCGTTTGGGAATGATTTGGAGAGGTGCATCAAACGCTCAGGTAGCTTAATATTAATCATTTATGGGTCAAAAATATCGCATACACGCAGGAAGGAAAAGAGAGGGCAGTAATGCCGTTGCCGGGTTCCTTGAAAAAGGCCGGAACGACATTATTAAAGGAACTACTAGTCCCGTATCCATTCAAGTAGGAGTCTTGGGTATCCCTAACGGCACTCAGGCATGGGGTGTTCGTTTAAACAAAAAGGGGGCCATTCCTGACAGAATACTGCGTGTTGACGATGATGAATATCAGGGGGAAATAAAGTGGCTGAAATGGGGGGATAAGAAAGGTACGATGATTCGTGCTAGGTACATCCCCGGTTATCAGACTATCGATAAGGATTATCAAGACACCAAACTAGGCGTAAAGGTCGTAGATGGCTTCTTGGAGGGAGGAGATCCAATTTCTTTAATCACCTTCTCACATGGGTATAATACCTATGATGAAGACGAACATAAGGGCCTTATCGAGATGCTTAAAATACATCACCATAATGACAAGAGCATATCCTGTAATCCAGAAGCAGATGGATGGATGTATACAGAAGTGACAGAAGATGATAATACGGATCAGGCAAGTAAATTGATTGATACCAAATCGGACTGCCTGTTAATCGTAAAAGCCTCTGCCAATAAGCCAGAATCCGTTCGTAATCTATTTGAGATTGTCAAAGATGTGATCAAATCTGAAAATGTCAATAAGGACGATGCCGGAGAATTGTATACATGGCTTCAGAATCAAGCTGATCAGGCCCCACAGGATTTTGCCAATAAGATCAATAAGTATAAGACCAATGTTTCGGCTGTTATCGAAAAAGCCCGATCTTATAAACTGTTTGATTTGACTAAAGACGGCCATATCGCCGCTGGCACTAATAAAAAAGAGTTACTCCTTTCTGATGTGCCTGAAAAAGGAGAAAAAATGCTGGATTGGATTTTTGAAAACTGCTTAGAGCCAGAAGTTTACGAAGCAGTAAATAGTTTGCAAAAAATTACTGATACACTTAAATAATCACAGATGCCTAATTTAGTAAATGCGTATGTAATTTATGATGGTACTACAAGTACTTACAATGGTGATACTGGCACTCAAATTTCCATCAATTGCGAGCGCCTACAGGCATTTTCCCCCCGTCCAGTTTGGCTTCTGAGAAGGCTTTTCCCAGGAGATGGAACCACTATTGATTACGTTGTAACTTTTGCGCCTAGCTCCGTTGAGTTATTGGATGCCAATACGCTATCAGGTTTCTGGATTGAACAGGACAATAAGGACGTAATGGTAGATGTAACTACCTTGGCAGCATTTCAATCTGCTTGTGATGCCTGTTGTGGAGCAGTCCCAGCTATCATAGCAAACCAATATGGTGGATTTGCGCCTGCATTCACTCCCTTAACACTTAATACGTTCTGTATCCAGCGGTTGGATAGTGGCGGAGTTAATGATATTAATCAGGCCTCCTTGGATTATCAAAATCAAGTTTTGGGAGGCAGCTTGTTGGTGAAGAGTCATATCACAGGTGTCAGCCACTATCAATTCCAATCATACTATACGACTATAGTTGCAATGGGATCAGATACGGTGGCCGCTGGTGTTTGTGCCAACTAACTAATTGATTAATAATATTATATCCTGTGGTAAAACAGGTCAAAAGCCTCCAATCACGGGGGCTTTTTTGATAATTATCCGTATATTTAGTGTAAATGAATATCTATGAGTAGGAAAATAGATTTAGTGGGGAAGAAATATGGAAGATTATTGGTTATAGGAGAAGGAGCGTCCAAGAATGGTAAGGTTTATTGGTTATGCAAATGTGAGTGTGGGATCAATAAGGAGGTAATTGGGAGAGATCTTAAAAAAGGAGCAACAAAATCATGTGGATGCCTGAGAAACGAATTTATAAAAAAATTAAATAGGACTCACGGTATGACATCTACCTCAGAGTATAATATTTGGTCTTTAATGAATAAAAGATGCACTAATGAGAATGATATTGAATATAATAATTATGGAGGTCGGGGAATAAAAGTTTGTGATAGATGGAAGAATAGTTTTGAAAACTTCTTTTCTGATATGGGACCAAGGCCAAGTTTAGGGCATAGTTTAGATAGGTTCCCGAATAACGAAGATGGTAATTATGAGCGGAGTAATTGTAGATGGGGTACAGCAGGTCAGCAAACAAGAAATAGACGGAGTAACGTATGGTTTGAATATTTAGGAGTTAAGATGGTTGTAAAGGATTGGGCTGATAAGTTTGGAGTTAATCATGGTGCAATCTCGTATAGGATAAATAAAGGAGAAAGTTTTGAACAAGTATATCATCATTTTAATAATAAAATGAAATGCCATCAATCGTTGTAAATAGTGGGAATATAGGTACTTTTTCTTTTAAAGCAACTCTGAATATTTATCAGAGATATATGCTGTTTGATATTTCGGCTTCTACCTATCAGGGTGGCGGTGGGGGATCTACACTAGGCGTTAGTTTCTCTCTAATTGATCAAGACGGAGTGATATTATCTGCCATTGATTTTACGGCCCCTCAGATACCAAATCCAAGCACTACTACAACGTATTCTCTTGATTTAAGTAACGTTAATTTCGCATTTTTATTTCAGAAATATCAGATTATTGGGGCCATTAAAGATGCAAATGGATCTATTTACCAAACTACTCCTATTTATAAAAAAGTTTGCCAGCCTATTGGTGTAACGGATGGAGGATTTGTTCCCGGATTGTTTCAATTAATATCTGATTGTTCAAATAATACGTTAACCATAAAGGAGTTGACGTTATTGGTCTATAATAATCAAACACCTTATGTCGTAACTAAAACGGGAACTCTTTCATATCCTGTTGGGACAGTCGATCCCATTACATTTACTAGCACTCCATTCTCCAACAATGTAATTTATACTGGATCATATAGAATAAATTGTACTACAGTCGGAGAGTATAATTTAGGAGACGATATATACGTGGACGTAACATATTTGACGGCATCACCATTCGATGTTACCTGTACAGACAGGATGGGAGATTTGATGTGCTGCATAGAATCCGTACAAAGTGAATATTTACGTAATTGTGATAATGCTAAAGGAGCTAATGCCAAGCAATTATTACAGGATATTTCCATTCCCTTGTTCATGGGGATTAACAAGGAAATAAATGGTCAAGATGCCTCTACAGAAGCCGAATTGATCAAAAAAATATTGAACTGTGATTGTGGTGTAAAATCCATTCATCAAAATGAGATGAACCCGACAAATCCGTCTGTATATAGTATCGTAGTGACGGGGATTAATGGAACAACGGTTACTCCTTCTCAGTCTGGAAGTACAAAAACATTCACAGTTTCTTCTAATATATATCAAGTCGTAAAGGGCGATCCAAGTGACACATCTTTTTCCATCACTCTTGACAATAGCGTATCAGGTGTTACTAAATATAAATTATCTTTTAATTACACGCAACTTTCAACTACCATATTGAATACCATTGCCGGTAATCCTACACTGGTTACCTTTTTAAATTCTCTTATTACAGGATCAGGAGGGGGAAGTATTCAAGGACTTGATGGGAAGTGTATCATTGACCTTACGCAATCGGACTATACGATTACTCAATTGGTGAATAGCTCTACCTTGATATCTAACATAGTCATTAATGGAGCTACATACACGGCTCCGGGAGGCTTATTGGCTACCAATGTATCTGGTATTGCCAGTTGGTTAAATAGCCTCACCTTAGGGACTTTTTCGGTGTCCATTAACAGTCTTGTCCTTTTGGTTCAAACTAATTCGAATCCAAACACAGTTTCTACTATATCTTTTACTGGTCCAGATTTGACGGTCCAGTTTTCGTCCACCAATGCAACACTTGTTCAGGTATTACAGGCTATTATAGATAAATTTTGCGGTATTACAGCATTGCAGGTTGCCTTAGGAGCTAATTTAACATTATGCCAATTTGATTATAACGGCAATGTTTTTACTACAACATACACAGGAACAGGACTAAATCCAGTGTCTCAGGGGGTTTATAATTCCGGAATTGCTACGGCTATTTGTAATATCGTAAATAGAATAAATACATTAACTGGGATTACGTGTTCAAAAATACAAGCTATTTTTGCCAGCAATCCGACTGCCGCATTTAATAATACCACAGATTGGTATATGGCATCTGTCGGGGGTAATTGTACCCAACTTACGGGTCGTCAGGCTGCTCTTGGGATCATCGCTGCTATCAATACGTATAGTGACGTAAAATCTGCTTATTGTGCCATTGATTGTACGATTCCCGGCACATGTCCAGATATTACATCAATCAATTCAGGTATAGTCTCCGGAACTAATATAGGTATATATGGAGTAGGATTTACTACTACCCCTGCTGCTTCACAGACAGTTACAGTAAGGTATAAATTACATAGTAATCCGTCTTATATCATATCCACAAGCAGTTTATTAATTTCTCCAAGCGGAAATGTGGCAGCCAGCCCTCCCTATGTGATTACCGGTCTTATGCCCGGCTCAACATATGACATATTTATAACAAATAACTGCGGAGGTGTTGGATTTGTTGGGCAGGTATTAGTCCCATCCTCAACTGTATATAGTGGACCTTTCTTAGTGGATAGTGTGATATATGCTATATGCGGGGATTCCCCTGTGACCTTGTATTCTAGCGCACCATTCGGAACAGGCGTTACTATGTATACCGATCTCGGATTAACCATTCTTGCGTCAGGGCATTTATTTATAGCATCTGGCGGCCAGATATATAATATCAATTCCGGAACTGCTGTGGTAGGTGGTAATACCGGCAACAACTGTTCTGCTGGAACGGCAGGAGCTTTCAGATTGGATACTAGTTCTGGTACGATATGCTCTGCTCCGGGAATAACATTGTATACTAATGGAGGATTTGCCATTGGTCAGACTATGTATATAGATAGTTCATTGTCCACTCCTGTTACTGGGTATACGTTTATAGAAAATATATCAGATGGAGTTATTTATAATCTTAATTCATCGACAGGGGTAGTAATTTCATCGACAGGAAGTAATTGTGGAGGGTCTAATCTAGTAGTTGCATTCAATAATACAAGTTCTGGGACTGGTAATATTTTAGCCATAACCGGCATACCTGGATTTGCTCTTCCGGGATCTTTAACACCCGGAAATGATTATTTCGGTACTCATTCATCTGCATTTACAGGAGCAATTAATGTGCAAGTAAGCAATGGATCTGCGGCTACTTTATGTCTTTACAAGAATAATGTGTTCACTCATTCTGTAAATACTTTTGGATCTGGAACATATTCATTCCCATCAGATTCTTATTTAAGTTCTGATTCGATAACAATAATATGGAGTTTGACGGGATGCTAAAATAAAAAAATGTGGCTACAACAGAACCTAATAAGTCAACACTCGATAATGTACTGCAAGCAATTCTTGCGACTATAAACAAGGAGGCAAACCAAGATTTGCCTCCTTCGGTCTTCTCTGTCATGTTCAATACGGTTACTAGCTTTTTAATTACTTCACTATCAAAACAATATCCAAAAAATCAGGAAACAATCGATGTATTAGATCCATTCATAAGTACTATAATGATTCCGGCAACAAATGGATTCGTCCAATTGCCGGAAGACTATAGAGGACTTTTGGGAGGCCCAATGATCTTCGCTAATCCTGAAAGTGATGGACAGTGCAAGGATATAGAACCATTAACTCCTCAGAACTTTACTACAGGAATGTTAAAGGGAGGGTGTAGGCTTCAGAGTGTCCTTATAATAGACCAATCCGAATTTGCAGACCTTACCACTTCAACATACAATAAGCCAACGTATGAGCAACCAGTAGCATTTTTTACTGGAAAAAAACAGCTTCGTGTCTGCCCTTATGACATTTCCAAGTGTTTTATCATGTATGTGAGGAATGAGCCTACTTTTTTGTATTCGTATTTTACAAATCCGGATGATACTTATTTGTTTAAAAAAGAAGGAAGTATAGAAAGTATATGGGGAAGTAATGCTTTCCCATATCTTTATCGAGGTGTTTTGGCATTGTATGGAGCCTATTCTAGTGATCAAAATATTTCTAATTTTAGCCGTGTTCTTAATGAGGCAGGCATATTATGATATTGTATAGATTAATACAAGATTGGGGAGGACTAATGGCCGGGTCCTGCATTACTGAAGAAAAATATAAATCTGTTTATTACTTAGATAGGCCGTTATTCGAACCTATACAGGAATTTGAGATAAAAGATATGATTGAATATAAAGACGAAGGTTACTGTATCTTGAATGGAGTTTGTAAAATGCTCTTTTATACACCACTGGAATTGAATATATTTATAGAAAAATTGTATGATGCAACAATTAGTAATTGATATTTTATTTTTAATAGGTTTTGGATTGATGTGCTTCTTACAGGCTATTATGATAAATGGTATTCATGAAAGTTTAAAGGGTAGTGCAATTAAAGATGACATAAATAACAAGATAAATTTTCAGGGAAATATTTTATATATGGTTTCGCCAAAGTTTTTTGAAAAATACAAATATAGGTATTGGTCCAAACCATTATGGACATGCATCAAGTGTATGAGTAGTATTTATGGGGCAATAACTTATTGGCCGTTGATTATTTATTTTTTTGAGTTTAAATGGGTTGAAGTGCCAGTATTCTTTGCAGACATTTTTTCTCTGGTTTATATGAACTATTATCTTTATAAAAAAGTATGACATTAACCCAGCTCAGTGAAGTGATTTTCCGTTTTTATAATGAAGGCCGAGTGTCTAGTGCCGGGCTTACGTTTAAAAAACAGGATATATTACAGATGGCTAAGATGGCATATTCAAATATGACCCGCCTGCTTGCTTATGAGGCAAGGAAAATGAATGATGGAAGAGAGTATTATTTTTATTCAAGTGAGCTATCTATAAAGAAATTTACTCTCTCTCCGGCAGATAGTAGGGGTATGAGAAGGGCCGATTTGACCGGAGAAGATTTGTATATGCTCCCTAAAAATGAACACTTTACCAACATTTATCCCGTAGGATGCCATGAGAGTATAGGGGATACATTGACACAGGTTGAACCAGGAGAAGAGAACTTTTATATAGGTAATTCAAAGTTTTCAGATTTCGAATTTTTTGTGGTTAAGGGGATGGGGGTTAATACATATCATTTGCCGCCATGTGTAACGGGTTTGGAAATAGAATCAACTTTTGATAGACCAGATATAAATATTCCATTGGATATTGGGTTTAATATATCACAGCAGGTATTAGGAATGACATTAAGGATACCCGGATTTATCGGAAAAGAAACAGATAATTCATTCCAGACACCTCAGGCTATTCAGTTGAAGAATAGATTGACACAGCAAGAACAACAATTAGTATAAATGCCAAGATTTGAACCAGCCGTTGATATAATAAAAAGTCTCTGCTTGAGAAGTGGGGATATTTTACAACGTAATAAAGGATTATACCTCGATTGTACAACGGATATATTCCTTGACCTTAATTTGACCACAGTTAAGCAAACTAAGAGAGAATTATTCCAGATCAATAAGAGGACGAATACAATTAATCTTCCATCAAATACCATTGATGTTGCATCAGTGAGCGTTATTGATCATCATGGTGTGATATGGCCTCTATTTCGTAATGATAGACTACATAAAGATATAGTTTCGGTAGATGCCATGAAAGACTGTGCCTGCGAAAAGAAATGTGGATACTCTCTCTGTAATCTCATTAAAGGGTATGAGGCTATTGTATCCACTAAATCTGATTTTTTGCCCAATGGAGATCCTATTTCATTTTCTTGTGTAGATAGGAAGGCCGTGGATTCAAATGGGTTTTTTTATTCGGAAACTCAATATCCTAAAAGAATATACACAGATAATGTTTGGACTGGGACTATTTTATACACAGAATCAATTAAACTTTGTAAAGTTGAAGTGGATGAAAATTGTTGCGTATGCGATACGGAAGATAACGAACGTAACATATGCAATGCTTGTGGGATAAAAAATACGGATGGTATTCCTTTTGGTGGTGATGCTAATTCATTTTGTAAAGATCCAAAAGTGGACACATGGAGATATTTTGTAAGCTCTCAATTAGAATGGTTTGGCGTTCAATGTGGTTCTTATCATCATTGCCGGAAAGAATTTAAAAATATCTACAATATAGAGGAAGGAGGTAAAAGGTTAATATTTCCTCATAATTTCGGATTTGATAAAGTATTGGTCCGGTGGTATTATGATGTAGATTTAAAGGACATGCAAATACCTATTGTGGCAAAGCAAACATTCATGGCAGGGTTACAGTGTTTCGCTGCTGAGTTTAATGATAAGAAACAGCAAAGTGCTGCTATCAATTGTCAAAAGTATTCAAGGTATAAATGGGGGCTTTTGTTGGAACTTAACAAGTATACCATTGATGAAATGAGAATGATGTTATCGCCCCCTGTATACATACCGTCGTATATAGATCATAGAAGAGATCGGAACTGGATAATTGAATAATAAATGCAGCAACAAGATAAACAGTTACCTAGATTTTTAAATACAGATGTCTCTTTAGAAAATATGCTCCCTGAGGAGTCAATATTCATGAAGGGGGTCGAATCATCCATTAATGGTAATCCTGAACTTGGTAATGGCAGTAATAATACCATGCAAGAGGGTCAGAACTGTTTGTCTCTCACACCTTCCAGAAGTAATGTCGCTGTTCCTGATGTATTGTTGCCAGGAGGGTATAATAAAAACATAGGATCATTTGAAAGCATACTTACTCAAGAAAACTATTCATTCAATTATAATAGTGAAGGGCAATTCGGTATTTATATCCTTGACGGAAATACTGGATTATGGACTAAAGTAATTGAAGACCCTTCATTACAATTTACAGATGATCATGAACATTTTATTGCATCTCACCGGGTGAGACTATGGATAGTCAATGACAAGGATGGGAATATAATAGCCAAGTATCTATTATTGACGGATGGTAATTCTTGGCAGAAATGGATAAATGTTATAGCAGCCCTTAAAACGAATGGATTTGATGCTTCTTTGTATCCTTATTGGGCATTATTACCCCCTCATTTTGATAGAAGGGAATTAGTAGAATGGGCCGTACGACCACCTATGTATAATCCCCAAGTCATTACTATTAAAAATATAGATGCCGATAAGATAAAGGTAAATAGGCTTGTTGATCAGGGATTTCAATTTGCCATTGTTTTTAATATGACAGACGGAAGGACTACTTCTTTATCTCCATATTCATTGCCTTTAATTATCAAGTCAGAAGACTTTCTGAATAGTCCGGACGTTCTATCTAAAAATGCTCTATTGACTTTATATGCCGGATCGTGCATGGTAGAGAGCATAGATTTATATGTTCGTAAAACAGCTAAAAATACTTATGGGATAGCTAGTACTGTTTCATGGGGTGCATGGTTTAAATATGATCGAATTAATAAGTATACCAATTGCGGGATAAATGATCTGGAAGTTATCGGGACGGATTATTGGTTACGAAGTGGGGCTTGGGAGGGGATGGAGTATGATCCGGTATTTAATACGATTAAGTATACTTTTGACAATTCTAAGTTAGCGGATATTCCCGTAATTGATACGGTTGCATTACAGAATGATCTTCCTCAAACGAGTCATGGGTTTACCGATATGGGTAATGCGGCTTTGCTAGGAAACAACCGTTATGGATATGATAATTTTTCTTGTAGGATAACAGGAAACTTAGATGCAGTAGTAGTTGAAAAGACTAATGCCGTTTGTCCTGTTCCCCTTAGAAAAATAAGATTATATGCTTATGTGGCAAGATGCCAGGATGACTTTGCCTATATCTCTCAAGTTGGATATTATGTAGGGCAAGACACTACAATAAGATTCGGATCTACCTCTAATGGACCCGGTGAAGTAGCAACATTTGCCGTTAGCGAGAGTAAGCAATTTGATCTTGATTTTGCAGATAAAAGAGGATTTAGATGCTATCTAAAAGGAACGCCATATTATGCAGACGGGACATGGTATCAGGTGAATAACGATAATAGTTTAGTTAAGATAGTAGATCCATTGGATTTTAGCAACTCCGATGTATTGACCTTTGTGCAAAATGTGTATACATCTTTGGGATATTTTGTATGCGTATTTGATTTGATAGTACCGGCTGGGAGATATGTTGCTACTTTAGGAAGGCACAACGTGGCAAGTAGTGGCGATTACAGGAATACAAGCACATATATTGAGGGAATTGCCAATTCCAGAAGCGCAACTCCTTTTATTAATATAAGAGTAGTTAGGCCAACGGCAATAGTGACTTATTCGAAGGAAATGGAGTTGGATTGTACGAATAATGACATTGACGTATGGGGGAACGGTCAAGATTTATTTTATGTTTATTGCCCTTATCGAACTAATAATGGGAATAAAAGATTTCGTTTTATTGAGGGATATTTAGAAGAATCGCCCAGTAGTCCTTTAGGGGTTGAATTTTTCCCGTATACACTATCAGGAAGGGCGGCTGATGATTCGGGAACATATACCGACCACAACGGTTTTTATTTTGCCTATACCAAGGCTGCTAATTCGAATGTAGAGGATATTAAGTTTACTGGTAATATAAATTGCGCTCCCTCTTCTTTTGTAGTTCCGACAAGCCAATCAGGTTCCGGATGGAGGCCCAATCCCCCGGCTTATTTATCGGATCATAATGGAGGGGTTATAGGAGACTGTAATAGAGTTTTATATACCGGAAAAATAACTAGCCTTGATGGAACTATTAATTATTCAAATGTTGCCATAAATATAGTGGATGGCACTACTGTCCTTACAAAATCAGATGGAACTTTTGAATTGGTTATTCACAACGGATTAAATGTTATACGTTCCAGTAATGTCTATGTGAACGCAGGAGGTAACTTTTTAATTACAATTTCTAATTGTGGTCAAGTGCCATTATTTCATTATAATGAATCCTTGGTAGCTTGTACTAATTGCAACAAAAGAGTATATCCTATCCCTTTAATATTGGGAGTAAATGCACAGGGAGGAACGCAGTACAGCGTTAAAGAGTATGGAGCTTATTCTATTGGAATAGTAGCGGCTGATTTGGCAGGAAGATTAACATTTGTTAATGTTATAAAAGATACCACTGTTCCTTCATTTTTGGTGAGAAATGATACATTGGCAACGTTTTTTAGATTATTGGTTAATGGACCTCTGAATTTTGATCCAGATATGAAGTGGTTTGCTCCATACGTATCGCCTCAATTAAATATTCAAAAATATATTCAATGGGTAGGAGACAGTATTCAATACATTGATAATAATGGAGGAGTTGTTAGTGATGTGGCAAGTGCCGTTTTTTGTAGTATATCCATTCAGTCCCTGTATAATAACAATGTCAGTAGGAATTTTTCTTTACTAGCATCTTATCAGTTTACACCGGAAGATAGATTAAGAATATTGGATGATGGGAATGGACAATTATTCGATATTGCCGGTTTTGGAGATCCTTTAGACTTGCAGATATTGGGGACTAATTATAATCAGGCAGCTATGGCAGCCGGGATCATTCCCAACACTAACACCAATCCGACCATTAATAATAATGTCACAAATACAACTACGGTCAATACTGCTGATACGCCTTCAATAACGACGATTGCAACAGTTCAAAATTCTATAAATATAACCTTTTATGTCCGGTATGATGCCAGATTAGATAATATAATAGGGAATACAGGATTTTGGATTGAAATATATACTCCTTCCCAACAGAGTGCAGAAACTGAAATTCCTTTCAATGAATTAGAATGGAAGCCGATTGTGAACGGAGAAATTGCTGATTTTGGAGGGTATAGTAATGGGCAACCTTTTTATAATTACCCAACTTCGATAGATATTAATTTCTGGGATACTTATTTATTCTCCCGAAATATCACCATACCATTGGTCGGGGACAAATTCTTTTCCCATCCATTCGAATCGCCTAATATCAGCGATACCTTTGGGGCAAACATAACTAGTGGTGGTAGACAACTGACAAAAAATGATGATGCCAAGCAGCTAATATACAAAGACGATGTTATCCGATCCAATGCTTTTATTACAGGAGGTACAGTAAACGGATTGGGTACTTTTTCGAGTGCCAACAGAAAAGATTTTAGTAAAAACAATTTTGGAGGCATATTGGCTTTAATTTCTACCGGGAACATAATTTTATTTGTTTGTGAAAATGATTGGTTCACTACCACATTCGATTACCATTTTACCTATCCAAATGCTCAGGGAGTAATGGTAGTTAATTTGGATAATGGGTTAAGCACTCCCTCTCAAAAAGTAGGTGACATTTACGGGATGGCTGCCGAAGATACTGGGACCCTAATAATATACGATAAATTTGTATTCTGGTATGATCGAAAAAATGAGGCATATGTAATATGTAATTATTCGTCTGCTAATGACATATCGGATATTACAGATCAAGAAGGTCGTAAATTTGGTATCAAAGCATTCCTGACTAAAAAGACGCAGTTTATAACTAATTGGAATTTAACACATGATAAATCAAGCCGATTTGATGTGATATGCGGGATTGATATTCCAAGAAAAAATATTTATCTTACTTTTAGGCCGCGTCGTCAGAATACCAATGACCTTTCATCTTATGTTAATCAACGAAGGAATTGGCAATTAGGATACCAGGAAACTGTAAGATACTCAATCGATTCAAAAAGATGGATACCATGCGCAAATTTTACACCTGAATCTTTTGGAACGATAATGGGGAATGCTACTGGATTAGAAATGATCACTTACGCAGCCGGTAAACCATATACACACAATAAAGGGAATGTATCCTTCTTGACATTCTACGGGCAATTAACAGAGCCGGTATTAATGGTTAATTTTAACAAGCAAATAGAGGCGGTAAAAATACTACAATCTATATCTTTCGATTGTAATTTATCATTTCTAATTGATCTTATCTATAGTGATGAACCTTTTAGCTTTTCATATTTAGGGAGCAACTACTTTAAGAGAAAAGAAAACTTATATTATAGTCAGGTATTGCGCAACATGGTGAGCTACCCAAATCCAAAACCTGAATTATTGTTCCAATCGACGCTTTTAGATGGAAAAAGAGTATTCGGAACATTCTTTATTTGTCGATTTGTTGGAACGGGCGGGGATCAGTATTTTCAATTAGTTGACTTATTTTATTTGTTTACCTTTAGTCAGCCCATTAAGAAATGAGTTATAAATTCAGATATTGTCAGGAGTTCAACCGAATGATCCCCGGTGTTCTTATCGATTCGAGGGCATCTATTCCTCAAATAAAGAATCAAATAGGTGTGGTTATTAAGCAATATACCGACTCTCAGGTATCTTTAGTGACGGCCAATGTGCTGCCATACACTGTTAATAATTCAGATGGTAATTTGAGCGGATATTTTACGCTAATTGTTAATCCGGAAACAAAAAACGTAGCTATAGGTCAGTTTGTCCTTAGGCCAGCTTTTAAAGAAAAATTGATTGAAATATCATCACAAATTAGTACCTTCATAATCAGCAATTTGTGGCAAAAGGATTATCTTTTTTGATCTTTATGGGTAAAAAAATATCATATAAAATAGGGGATCGCGTTGGATTTTTAATCTATCTGGGGAATGATCAATTAAAGGGAGATGGGAATATGGGTCATTTAAGTAGATTTGCAGATTTTAAATGTGAATGTGGTAAGATTTTTAATACGAGAATGTGGCAAGCAAAAGCCGGCAAGACAAAAACGTGTGGGTGTGGTAGAACTAAGCATGGAATGTCTCATACCGCAGAGCATAATACGTGGGTAAGAATGAAAGGCCGGTGTTACAATAAGGATTTTGACAGATATGATGAATGGGGTGGTAGGGGAATTACAGTTTGCGATCGGTGGATTGAATCTTTCGAAAATTTCTTCGAGGATATGGGATTAAGGCCGACATCAAATCATTCTTTAGATAGATATCCGGATAACAATGGCAACTACGAACCAAATAATTGTCGATGGGCTACTCCAAAAGAACAGAATAATAATAAGAGTAATAATATATTGGTTACCTATAAAAACAAAACACAAACATTAAGTTCATGGTGCGAAGAACTGAAAATACCGAGCAATTTAGTAAAGCTAAGGCGTCATCGGGGATGGAGTTTTGAAAAATCCTTTACAACTAAAAATAGACTAAATATTAAAATAGAATATAATGGTTTATATATGAACCTGATTGAGTGGTCTTTTAAATTCAATATAAAGACGAGCGGTTTGCGTAAATATTTGAAAAAACATTCTTTTTCAGATGCTTATAGGTATTATATGGGAAATATTAAAGATTCATATAATGAAAATTCATTTTTTATAATGAATATTAATTAATGGAAGAAATTAAAGACATATTGCCTAATATTTCAAGCTCAGTAGATGCGTTGGAATTAACTCTTAGAGAGATGGATGAAGCAGATTGCAAATGGATTCATCTATTTACTCCGGGTATTTATGTCAGGGGGATCATTATGCCGGTTGATTCAGTTATTGTAAGTAGAGTCCATAAGACAGAGCACCCCTTCAATATTTTCAAAGGTGTTGTATCAGTTAAAACGGATAATGAGTGGAATATCTTAGAGGCTCCTTTTTTAGGGGTTACGAAGCCAGGGACGCGGCGAATCCTAGTTATAAAAGAGGAATGTATTTGGACAACCACACATGCTATTTTACCAGAGGAACAACCAGAGGATAGCAGTCAAGAGGCTCTTGATAAGGCAGTCAAAAAGATTGAAGATCGGATATTGTTTCCACCACTCTTTTTTGAAGAAGAAATGAATTAAAATTTAATTAAAAACCAATGAGTTACGTCGCTGCGGGAACCGCTGTAGTTGGCATCGGCACCTCGATTTATAAAGGAGTAAAAGCCAGCCAACAGGCTAAAAAGGATAGAGCAGAGGCCGAATCTCTTAAAAAGCCTTTCGAACAGGTTCAATCTGAATATTATAAAAATCAAAATATAGCTGCTGGGCAAGCTGGTCAGGGTTTATCGGGAGATACGAAGAATTTTCTGACTACAGAAGCTCAACGAGGTCTTGGAACAAGCCTTTCATCCGTAGAGGCCGGAGGCGGTGGTGTTAATGATGTGTCGCGTCTATTACAAGGGTATCAAAGTAGTTTAGGTGCTATAGGCGCTCAGGATGCTGAAATGCACCAAAAGAATATCCAGTATTATATGAACGCCAATAAAGATTTGGCAGGCCAGAAGACGACACAATGGGCTGTCAATGAATATCAGCCTTATGAGAATAAACTGAAGGAATTGACTGAACGCCGGGCCGCTGATGCGCTGAATGTTCAAGACGCGATAAATACGGGGTATGGCTCCTTAACATCATTTGCTACAGCGAATCAAAATTCAAGTTTATTGAAAAATTTATTTGCTAAACAAAAGGTGGGTATTGAAGATCCATATACAGCGGACAGATGGACTAAGCCTCAAACGGCTGCTATCGGTGGAACGGGTGCTGCTCCATCTCCAACCTTGAATCCAAATGCAGGATCAGGAGGAATACAGAATGCAGATGATATGTCAAATACTTCACTTTATCCGTTAAGCGTATAATCGATGGCAGAACCTACTTTATCAGAAATTACGAATATTTCCGTTGATCCGGAAAGGGGAACCGGAACGCCTGCCGTAGTGACAGATAGTAGTGCTATTGCTAAATACGCCAATCAATTCGCTCAACAGAAAGCGGAAAATGATTGGAGGAAATATGCTGTTTTCTCTGAAAGACTGAAAGATACTTTCAAAGAGTTGGGAGAAATGAAGGGGATGCCGGTAGCACAAGAGGACCGACCTTTATTAGAGAAAAAATCTGCCGAAATATTCAAAAAAATAGCAGATGATCCTCAAGGATTTTTTGGTGGTAAAATGGCTGATGTTGAAAAAGGCATAGGAGAACTTAGGGGATTGTCTACCCAGAGCGTTCAAGACAAGATATTCAATGATGCCCATAGAATGTATGTTGATAGAGATCCTACTTTGAATATATCGGACAATAAATCTCTTTTGGATGGATATCTAAAACAGCCATTAGGAACAAGAAAGGCATATTCTTTAAAACTTCCTTCTCTGTATAACCCTCAGGAGATAGGGAATCAAATTAATGCTATAATTCCTCAGAAATTCGCGCAAACTGGGTTGTCTCCTGATGGAAAATATTTGAATACTGTATCCGGAATAAGATATGATGAAAAGCAATACAGGACATTGGCCGATCAAATGTATAATAGCCCTGATCAAAGAGGGGTAATAATAAGTTCACAGGTTGCTGATAGATTCAAGTCTCTTCCCCCTCAATTACAACAAATATATCAAAAAAAATATCCGCAAGACCCAGTAAAGGGATTCTATGATGAAACAGTAATGCCGTGGAAAAAGCCGGATCAAATTGAAAGCACCAAACAGGTAGGAGATCCTTTCGCTATTCAAGGGTTTAAAAACAAAGCTAAAATACAGGAAATGAACCTGAAATTTGGTTTTGATAAGGCCATTGAGAGCATGAAAATAGGGGGGGCCAAAGAGGTTGAAAAATTAAAATCTAAATTACGTGGCGAGAGCAAATATGGTAAGATAGGAGCATTAAAGGTAATGGTAGGAAAAATGGTAGATGATGCCAAAACAGGAACGCCAGTTCCTACCTCCGAAGGCACCTATTATAAAATAGGAGTTTCCGAACCTACTTTAAAAGCGTATGGTCATATAGAAGGCGCTCTCAAAAAACAAGTCAACCCAGATGATATTTTGGTGAGTGAAGACGGAGAGAAAATGAAAGCTGTTTTTTATAAAAAGAAAGGAGATCCAAATTCTGGGATTGATGATAAAAAAACAAAGACCTTTTCAAAGACAGAGTTTACAGCAAGGTTTGGAAAGGAAACATTGGGAGTGTCAGCTACAGAAAAAGAAATAAATGCTCCTGACGAAGAAAGTGGAGATGAATCAGAAGAAGAATTTCCATTACCTGAAGGGCAATCAGAAACAGTTCAGCAAGGTGGATACACTTATACATGGAATCCTTCCACGGGTAAATACGAATAATGGCAACAGAAAAAAACATAGAAGACATTCAGACTGATCAGGTACAGCCTCCTAAAAAGAAGCCTTCATTTGATCCTAATAAACCATTTGAACCTGTTAAGGTAAATGGGAAGAAACCTGCATTTGATGCCGCAAAACCAATGCAGGAAGTAAAAAAAAAAGACGCTTCCATTTCCTCAGTTTCTCCTTCGGATTCTATACCTGCTCAGAAAACGGAGCAACCTGTAAATACTTCGGATTCAAGTTTACAACAAGGAAAACAGATTCAGAAGAACTATAAAAACAATACACTTACTCAAGAAGATATCGAAGCTACTAGTAGCGGTTCTTCGGATAAAAAAGACTGGAATGGATTAACATCTGCTCAGATATCCGATCTTATCAATAACAAAGGGGCCAATCTTAAAAAGGCATCTACTGCTCCAATTGTCGTAAATATTATAAAGGCAGTAAAAGATCAGCATGATTTACAAAAGAAAATGGATGAATTATCTACCCGTCAATCTATGGTCGGAGATATTCAGGATTATGATAAGCAAATGCAGGATTTAAAAGGACAAGAATCTATTGTCCGTTCAAAAATACAGAAATCATATGATGCCCAGAAAGAAAGGATAGTCCCTGAATTGTTAGATAATTTAAAAGAACGATTTTCGGGAGCCACTTGGACCGAAATTTATGACAATGAAACTAAATACCCTAATGGCAGTTCAGATATTATTTCAATAGACATGCCTTTAAAATGGGATTCTGAAACCCATAAACTCACTCCTAAATCTGTCGAATATATAGCTAAAAATGTTGACAGCATTATGAATAAAAAAGGAGATGATGTTGTTAATGCACAAGTGTCCGGAGATCTAGATAAAAAAGAGCGTACCTATTTTGACCTTACTAAATCAGTCGTTGACGAATTGAATAAGGTTCCTGTCCTAAAAGAACAAGATAAATTCACTCAGGATTATATTTCTAAAAATCCTCAGATTAAAGAAGCATTCACGGCTCAAAAAAAGGCTAATGAATATTTCTCCAAAGAGAATGTAGATGCCGTAAAAGCGAGAGTGAATACAGAAAGGGACAAGGAGTTTATGAAGACGGGGCAGAGATATTATAATGCTGATAATGGAATTTTTAATCAAAATCAGGATTATGTGTCAATTGCTCATAAATATGCTCAGCGTGTCCATGATGGCACTATGACAGATGCCGTAGCGAGAAAACAAATAGATGCGGAAGTGTTACAGCATCCGGCATTGAAAAAAATAAAGGATAATTACGACAATGAAATAAAGAAAATAAATGAACGTACCCAAACGCAATATCAAGATTATCTTATACAAGGTCTGAGAACACATAACCCTAATCTTACCGTATACAAAGATGGAAGGGTTGGTGTGGCCGGTCTTTCGGAAGACCAGTATACCAATATGATGGAGGGATATCAAGAGGGGATGGATGATATTGCTAAAAGGATTGGTGGTGAACAGGTAGCAGCCTCAATGAAGCAATCCAATCAGGAAGCCAAGAAGTATGGAGCTTTTTTAGGATCATTGGTAGAATCCACTAATGGGCTTGCAGCCGGATTTTCAAAGTTCATTTTCAATAAAACACAGTGGGGAGGAGAAAACGTAAGGAATTTTGAGGCAAAAGAAATAGCCGCACCAAGCATCAGTCAATCGGATATAGCTGCTACCTGGAATTGGAAAGGTTTGGAATCCCTAAAAGATCCCAATTTTTGGATGTCTAAAATAGGTTCAATGGTGCCAGTAATTGCTGGTGCTGTTGCCGTAAGTTCTGTTACAGAAGGAGAGGGGATACCTCATTATGTATCATGGTTGGCTAATGCTGGTCTCTTTACCGCTCAGGGAGGTCTTGAAACGTATAATCAACTCCTAAACACAAGAGATGCACAGGGAAATATGTTGACAGAAGAGGATGCCTCTCATTTTATGGCAAGAGATATGGAGCGTAGCATTCTCCCTAATGTCCTAATGATGGCCGCTACGTCCGGTACTCTTTTAAAGGCTAAGAATATAGCTAAACCTTCTTTATTGGCAACAGCAGGTAAAGGATTGGCAGGAGCCGCTATTGCCCAGCCTTTCTTTACATGGCAGGGATATGAAAGCTATGCCAATATGAAGGAAGCGAAAGGAGAAAAGACTGACTTTTGGGACTATATGCAGTCTAAAGACTTCAAAGACAATTTGATAAACGGAATGGTCGTAGGTGGGGGATTGTCTCTTTTACATGCACCCGGGGATTATATGAAATCTGTGGATAATTGGGCTAAAATGATCCACACATCCGAAGGAGAATTTAGAAACCTTATCCCTCAGAACTATGCCTTACAGCAAGAAATGTCCGGTAGTGGGAACTTCTTACGGGACGCATTGAAATTACATATATTTAATACGGACCCTATCACATTGGATGAAGCCGGGCAAAGGCAATTGTCTGATACTAAGAATCAGCTTTTATACAGCGTCAATTTAGATAGGAATATAAAATCCGCTAATCTTGATCCCGCTAAAATAAATGATTTATACCAAGCCCATAATTTGGCCCTTGCAGATCAACACGATTTCTTGGCCGAACAGAATAAAGACAATAAAAGCCTTTCATCCCTTTATTCTGATAAGGCAAAAGAGTATAGGGAACAGGCAAAGGCAGTTTCCAATGGAGAAGCAAAATACCATTACCTGACCAATGATCAGGGGCAGCCTATATTTATGTCTGATAAATCATTCAAGGTTTTAGATCAGGAAGGAACCATAGGCAAATGGATTATTGATCAGACTGTTGAAGGAGTCCATTCCAGTGATGATAAGGACTTTTCACAGAAGTATAAAGAACATGTAGAGGCAAAGAATGAATCTGTAGTTGAGGGGAAAGGCATTGAAGAACATTCTCTTAATCTTATCGAAGAAAATAAAGAAAAGTTAGGAGTTTATTATGAGGTGGCTAAAAAGAATCCGGAGACATTCTTTAAGGATGTTTCTGATCAGGCTTTAGGTAGGAATGCCGACGGATCTATTTCACTACGTCCGGATGCTGAAATTGAAGCAAGAATAGCATATGGGGATGATATTGTAGACCTAGCAAAGGTTATGTATCCACTGGAAGAAAAGGCTGAACCAACTGAAGCCAAAAAAGAGTCGACACCGGGCAAACCTCCTGAAGGAGAATATAAGCCTAATATTAGGGATGATTATTTTTCACAATCAGACTTTTTTACTCCCGAAGAAAAAGAAAAGTTTTCTAAGTTGAGTGAGGCCGAACAGGATAAAATGATCGACGATAAACGGACTGAATTAAAAGCCAGTCCGGAAGATAATATTACTATAAGCGAAATGATTGGCAAGCCTGTCACCTATAAAGGAAAGAAAGGAATACTATCTCAGGATGGGCAATCTATAATATTCAAGGAGGAAGGAACTAATAAGGAATATGAGATAGGCAATGCTGATAAACTAGGCGACAAGTCCGCTAAAGAATTGGGTATCGGAACTGAAAAGTCCGTCGTTGATACCGATCCAGAGGGAAACCTGACGGTAAGAGGTAAACCCTACATAAATCCTTTTGAAGCAAGGGGACAAGATCCTACCGATGCTATTCTTTATGACAAGGATGGGAATGTGGTAAATGTCCGTATGAAAACCCCAGAAGGAGAACGCAGAACTTTTACCGGACCCGTTGCCGAAGATTTGGCCTATCAAATTCATTTAAAAGAAATATCCAAAAATAATGAGCAGCCAGCCCTCGAAGAGTTCATCAACTCAGACGAACCAACCCGAAAAGAAATTGAAAATGGAGGACTTGCAGAAACTCCCGAAGAAAAACCAATTGTCAATACTGAAGAAGTTTCGGGAGAATCAGTCAAAAAAGAAGAGCCAGTAAATAAGCCTGAAGAGGAGAAATCTGAAAGTAAAGATGCTGGGGAAATCCCTCCTCCGGAATCTCCTAAACCAAAAGTAGTAAAGGAAAGTCCAAAGGAGGAATTTACGTCTGTTCGAAAAGAAAAGAACAGAGAGATAGAGGGTGCAAAAGAATTGTTCGAAAAGCAAGGTAAAATAAAATGGTCCGAAACATATGAAAAAGGGTTATCGAATGTTCAGACTATGTATCCGGATAAGGGACTATATGATGCCTTGAAATCCAGAGTAAATGAATTCGTGACAAGATTGGACAATAAAGTACTGTTTAACCCTACCTCTGAAGATAATGCAGTCTTTAATGTATTCAAAAATGAGACATTACGGAGAATGGGTAGTGTACAGGGATGGGATTCGGCTGATCTAATGCAAAGGCTGGCGGCTCAAACTGAATTTGCCAACCTAAATGCTGATTTATACAATGTTGTCCGGGTGACAAATCCAGGGGGGGAAGCTGGTCGGGCATTTAATATACTCCAATCGGAAATATCCAATGATCCGGAACATGGCTTACAAATTCGTAGGATGGATCTCATGAAATCAAAAGGAGGCGAGAAGCTTACTGAAAAAGATTTAGAATTTACAGCCGAACAATGGGAAAAGGAAAGGGCTATAATGGAACTTGAGAATGAATTGAAGATCCAAAAGATGCAGGAGAAGTTCGACAAAGAATTGGCAAAGGCTAAAGCAGATTCCGGGAAGGCCCCAAAACCAGAAAAATTTAATAAGGAAAAGGCTGGTAAAGTAGCTGCAAGCCTTAAAACATTTGCCGATAAATTTGAGAAGTTTGGTCAGGCTAATTTACCAGAAGGTACGCAAAGGATGGGGGCTAACATTCAAAAAAATGTGGCCGACGCTATCCGGTGGATTGCTGATAAAATAGCAGCCGGAGATATACGTATTCCTGATATTATTTCGGCTGCTATCGAAAAGTTTAAAGGGGATGGAATTGATGAAAAGGAACTACGTACTCATATAAGAAAAGGATTGACAGAAGCCGGTTTGGACGAAAAGTTAATCAACGAAAAATCTATCCGGGAAACATCTTTAGCCAAGATTAAGGATTTGGCAGTGTCAAACAATGCTACGGATATTACTAATGATATGGTAGCAAAGAATCTTATTCGGGATTATGTAAAAAGTCATTTAGGATTGACCGAAAACAAAGATATTATCGATGAGGCAACAGCCGGACTGAAAAAAGTACTTCCAAATGTTGATGAATCCACTTTACGGAAAGCCTATCTTAAAGAAGATGAATTTAAGCAGCCTACCAAAAAGGAATTAGAAACCGCATTAAAGGAATCAGAAAAAAACTTTACTAAGCTTACTAAACTTGAAAAAGATATTAATGACCTGAGAGAAAAGAAGGAGTTATATCATCGTGGAAGTAATAAATCAAAAACCCCATTCGACAAGGATATTGAAGCTAAGGAAAAAGAGAAGAAGATTATAATGGATTTACTGAATGTTAAAACTTCATCCGAAGATAAATACACCAAAGCAACCTATGATCAACGGGCAAAATCACACAATGATCGGATTGACGATTTAGGAAAGACAATTGACAATAAACTACAGGATGATAGCTTGTCCTCAGCGACTAAAAAAGCATTGATTAAGCTAAAAGGTCAATTGGACGCCTCTAAAATTAAGTTAGACCCAAATTCAGCTATTAGTCAAGAAAAAACATTAGATGGAGGTCTGTCCATTCTGAAAGCAGTTAAAAGCGAATTTACCCGGACTACCGCAGGAGATATGGCTAAAATAGGAGACTTGAACAAGGCTCTTCAAAAAGTCATTGATAAATTTGTTTCTGATAAAGACGAATCTGTCCAAGATATCAAACTGCAACGAGCAAAGGATAAGGCAAAAAGAGATATGGAGTCTTATTTTCAGAAAATATCCAAAGGAGAATATGAGGACGAACCAGTAGTAGGTCTTACCAAGACAGATGCCGAATTGATCAAACTGGAAAGGGATAAGGGCGCTATACAACAACTTTATCGAAATAAGAAGAGGGATTATGAAAAGGAAAATAAGTCTAAATTCAAAAGGATTGCTGATTTTGCGAGGGGAGCTATGGTAGCCAAGATGATCGGAAGCCCTTTTACTTTATTAAAAGTTGGAGCGTCTGCCGTAATAAAACCTCAATTGGAAGCTTTGACTAAACTTACCCTTGGAAAAGGATTCGCTGCGTTGCCATTTGAAACTACCAAGGCTATTACCGAACAGGCTAAATTAGGGGGAGAAAGTCAAAGCCTTAAGTCAATTAAAAAATCATATGAAGCGTATCTTAGGCAGTATAGTCAAGAGCAATTGGAGAAAAGATATGCTGATGCCAGCAATAAATATGAACAGTCTTCTAAAGATTATCATCAATTAAAAGGAGAAATCGATAAAAAAATAGGAAATAAAGAAGATGTTTCTAAGGAGGAAGAAAAAACATTGTCAAAACTGAAAGAAAAAAAAGACAATGATTTGATAGATGCAATAGGGCAATCTGTTTACCAGTTTATTGCTGGGTCTTCCATCAAAGAAGGCATATCGGTTCTTTTGCACAGATCCTCACAGATAGAAAGGCAGTTTGGAGATTTTGACCGTGAGGCATGGGACCGGGAGGGAGGGAAAAATATTCTTAATGGGAAATCACTTAGAAGCCTAGACAATTATCAATATCTATTAAATTTCGTAGGTAGATCGCATGGTGCTTTAAAAAACTTCTCTGCTAGAGCACAATTTGCTAGTGGATTCATGGCCCGTCTGGAAGGGGCAGTGGCTAATGGGATAGATATTTCAAAGCCGGAAAAAATAATAGAAATAGGTCATGCAAGTTATCTGGATTATGAACGTGGTAAATACCAAGAAGGGAATTGGATAACGAATGCCTGGAATCAGGCGACAAATGCGGTGGAAAGAATAGGAAGGGATGATACAAAAATCAGGCATCTTGGAGAGGGATTGGCTTATTTAATGCGAGCAGATGTAGCCATTACCCGAGTTCCTGTAAATATGATTAGAGAAGGTATTATGGAATATACTTTAGGGGCCATCACTAGCAGTGTAATGGCTGCAAGGGAATATTACAAAGCTAAAGGAATAGTGTTGCAGGATGGATATACTCCCGAAAATGCTGCACAATTTAAAACTGAGTTACAAGAGCAATTAAATAAAATTGATCCAGATAAAGCAGCTACTATTTTAAGATCATTTAGAAAGGGAGGCTTTGGAATGGGATTATATGCTTTAGGATTGTTAGGTCATGCTGCATTTGGAGGATGGGCGCATAAAGGACAATCTGCCGAAGACCTAAAGAAAAAGAAAAGAGATGAAGATTTAGGAATTGACGAAATTAAAACTTCTGAAATAAGGATTGGTGATTGGAAGATGCCGGAATGGGCCGCAAAGGTAATTGAACATACTGCAGCCTTTTCTCCTTTAGGGATGGGCTTAGGGCTATCTCAGGTGTATGGGAATAATATCATCGATGGGAAAGAGACGGTTGAGTCGGCTACCAATTCGGCAGTAGCTCAAATAGAGCATGTTGTTGGTTCTATCCCTCAGGCAGAATTAGTTACGTTTTTGGGAGGTAAAATATTGGATAGATTAAAGCCTGCTAGTCAATGGGAGGATGTAGATGTTGATGGCAATCCAATGAAACGTAAGGCATTCAATTTATCAGATCATTTAAAGTATATTTCTATTGGTGGTCATACAATATACGGGGACAAAAAAGAAGAACTTTCAGAGGCGTACTATAAAGCCGCTGTTAAAACCCAGAAAGCATATCGAGAAGAAATAACTGAAATAATGACAAATATTAGTTTGTCCAAAAAGGATAAGGAAGAGCAGCGGTCGGCTAAATTAAAAGAACTGGATGAAGAAATAGCCGATATTTACAAGCAAAATAAGGAAGATCCTCAATAATTAATTAGGATGCCCTATCTTTTATACTTAATTTAGTAAAATAATAGTCTATGGCAAGAATCCTCATACGTACCCCTAAGTATTTTAGGGATCTATATGTTATGGATGTCCCTCATAAAACAAGAGGATGATTAAAAGTTCTCTTGTTTTATCCCATTAAAAAAGTTCTTTCAAATAGAAAGTTGTTCTGATGAAATCACAGTATTTGTGATAGCTACAGGACATATAAATGACAATATATGAATAAAATCATGTATGGTTCTACGGGAATGTTCTTGCGCTCGCCATTAGAAAATGAAGTTGGAAATTCTAATTCAAATCTCGATGAAAGGCAAAAAGAACATTCCCCAATTTATAATTTCAATCGAAATGACTATGCCAATCATAAATTTGATGGAGCTTATCTCTTCTTGATTTTAACCTTTCCCTATAATCTTTCATTAATTGTTTGTCAGAACGAATTTCTTTTATATTTATCTCTTTATATTTTTTTGTTGATTTTATCAATCCGGCTATATAGTAAGGCTTTAAATTAAGCCTTCCATTTCTCTTGAAATTTAGCTTATAATTATGATATCTTTCAGCAACATTTGGATGAGCATTGACCCATTGCATCCACATTCTTTGAATAGTCTGATTAATTATTTTGACTATCGAATCTGCATTATATTCTTTTATAAAGTTATCAGACATCCATAAAAGAATTTCAGATATTACTTCTTCCCCGGAACAAAAATTTAAATATATCCACTCACACCGTATCATTCTAAATTCAGCATATCTTACTAATCTATCATATTGTTTCGGATCAGATATGTTATCAATATTTTGTATATGCCAGAAGTAGTTAGCATATTTAACCTTTTTGAATTCTTCTAAATGAGTGCCATAATTACAAAGACATATTAATAATTGATCGAATAATTCATGTTTATTTTTGTTTTCTCTTACAACATATTTCCACGCAAAATCCAATCTTTCTTTTGCATAACATGCGGAAGTGGGTGTGCATTTGATTGTATTTTGCAAATCCCAGCTATATCCTCTTCCTGTTTTTTTACTAAAAACAAAAGCCAAAAGCAGCCAATTTTTAATTGTAATATTACTTGCATGCATTAGTGTATTTGTTGTAACACTGAACTTTTTATAACAAGCTGGATTAGCGCATTTATAACGGTTCCCTTTTTCTATGAAATATGCCTTTGGATTAGAACAATGGGGGCATTTGGCCCATTCCCCCCACCTTATAAAAGATAGGTATTTATTTGCCTTTTCTTCTGTATCAAAATAGTTGCTGATTTCTTCTAGTGTAGAGAAAATAGGTGTTTCGACCATAATGGATACTTTTATAGGTAAAATAGTTGAAAAATGGTAATTTTAGGAATATTTTATTAAAATGATGAGAATCATTAAATTATATAGTCCTGAAGGAGATGGAGGAGGAGAAGGCCCCAAAAAGAAGGATACTAAACCTAAAGGGTATAAGCCTACTACGGCAGTGCAACGAAAGGACTGGAATAATTTTCTGGATGCTATGCAGAAAGATGGCGTGGCGGGGTCAAAGGATTTGGATAAAACCGATCAAAATGCAGGAGCTTCGTATCTTGAAAAGTATCGCAAGGAGAACCCAAATACTACTGTCAATGCTGACATGATCCAAAATGTCCAATATGAGCATCAACAATTAAGATCAGGGGAGTCATTCGCTGGCATGTCGCCTGAACAGACGAGGATATTAAGAAAACAGTTAAGTTCTGATTATGTAAAAAGAGAGACATCAGAACCGGGGACACCTTTAAATTCTGGAATGTCCAGGCAATACTATCCTGAGTTTAAAAAAGGAGATAAAAACTATGGAACTGATGTCGAATCGTACATGAAAGATTTTTCAACCCTCCCCGTCTCTGATTCTACAGGAAAGACAAAAGAAGTAGTTAAAGAAGATCCTAAAAAGGAGGGGCCAGAAAAGTTGAAGGATGGGGAAGGCGATAGGATACCGTTGCCTAATTATAACGATACCGCATCAAGAGTTAATTATTTGAAAAACTGGTCAAAAAAATACGGAGATTTAGAAGGGAGAGGGGATACGGTTTTAAAAGTAAATGAAGTTCCCCGGGGCGGATCGGATACTATGAAAAACATTTCAGTAAAAGCCGCTAAAGAATATGGTATTGATCCTGCTTTATTATATTCAAGTGCCATGCAGGAAGGGGCAAGTGCGCTTTTCAAAGATAAATCAGGATTGGATACACGGCACAAAAAACCGGGAGAATTCGGTTATCAGGCATTTTATGGAGATAAAGACTTTCCTATAAATGGGAATGAAAGTATGGGAGTCCCTGACTTTGCCAATAGATTTCCAGAATTAGTCTCCGGAGGCTATTTGCCAAAAGAATTTGCGTCAAAGTTTAGAGGAAAAAAGAATGCAGGGGAATTTAGTGAAAATGATTTTAAAACAGTAGAAGATGGCATGAAAGCAAAGGCAGCCTTAATGAAATTCGGAAAGGATTATGTTAACAAGGAAGCTTCCGAGAAAGGCATTAAGTTGTCAAAAAAAGCAGAAGATTTTTTTTCATTAGTTTTTTTTAATGGTGGGGAAGGCGGGGTTAAAAAGTTATTGAAAAAATATAATGAAGAAGGTCTTTTGAAGGATGATAAGTTTTTAAAAGAACACCCACACAAAGGAGAAAAAATAGATTCTAAAGATGATATTTGGGCACACGTGGCCCCCAGAATCTATATGGCTTCGGCTCTTAAGGATGAAGGTCACTTTTAAAATAAATATATGAAAATAAAATTTACTAGTAATGTTTCTCTTGAAGACAGCGTAATCTTCGAAAGTGTTTATCCAGAAAATCTTCAATGGGATTTAGAAAGTAAGCAGGAGTTAAAAGACGATGGTGCTAAGTTTATTTACATGGTGGATGGAGAATCCGGGGCATTGATCGGAGAGGCTTATTATCTGCCATTGGATACCATGAAGGATTGGGCGGCAGACGAAGAGCAACTAGAAGATGGTCTGACCGATTGGTATGGAAAAAATTGTATTTATGCGTTTAGCACTACCATTTTGCCGGATTACCAAAATAAAGGCTACGGAAAAATATTGAAGGCTTACTGCTTAGGTTTATGGAAAGAAAAAGGGTATGAATTTGCATTAGGTCATGCAAGAGATGGGGTAAGCCTTAAATTGCAGGAATTTTTTGGAGCCAAAGTCATTGAAAAGTTCGAAAATTGGTACGGAGAAGGTGAGCAATATAATCTTTACCTGCAAAGTCTATGATTCCACAAAAACAAAATAAAGAATATAATTGTGGGGTATATGCCTTACGTTTCCTTTTGGGGTTATATTCTGTTCATGTTACTCCTGAAGAATTAGAAATAATAATGGGAACGACTGAACAGGATGGCACTAGCCATGATGGGATAAGGAAAGGTCTATCTCATTTTAATTTTAAATGGGTATCTTGGTACGATTCACATATATCTTCTTTACAGGAGTTTTTGCCAGCAATTATAAATTATCAATACGAGGACGAAGAAGGGAAAGAGGGGCATTATTCAGTTGTATTAGGTCAGGGGAACGGATTCTTTACTATATATAATCCAGCGACCGGAGAAATAGAAACATTGGATTGTGAGTTGCTTGAAAAGAATTGGTATAGTGAACGATACGGTAAAGGGTGGTTTATTCAACCTTCAAAAATAAATGATGTATGCGGAATGATCTAATGGATAAAAGTGTATTGGTATATGATTATATGAGCTATATAGAAGTAGCTCAAAGACTAAGTAGAGACTTCGGAACAGTATATTATTACTGCCCTTATACAATAGATGGATTCCCTGAACATACTCCATTTGATATTGGTCGAAATGTGCTGGGGATTGTGAAAGTTAAAGAATGGGCTTCTGTCATCAATGAAGTAGATATGGTTTACTTCACATCGTCCCAAGAGCCTAATTTACAAAATTATATTAGAAGTATAGGTAAACCAGTTTTTGGTAGTGTGTTTGCTGATAGACTAGAACATGATCGATCTTTTATAAAAGAGACATTAAAAAATTTAGGGTTGCCAGTAGGGTTATATTCCATTGCAAATGGGTTAGATGAATTGGAACAAATATTAATGAATTCCAAAGGCAGTAGATATATAAAATCTTCACTAAGAGGCGATATGGAGACATGGGAGCATAAGGATTATCGATTATCAAAAAGAGAATTAATAAGATTACGTCATGATATGGGATTATATGAGAATAGAGAAATATACATTATAGAGCATCCAATAGAAACCGTTGCAGAAATAGGATACGATGGGTTTTGTATTGATGGACAGTATCCTGACATTTCCCTATGTGGCATTGAAGTAAAAAATTGCTGTTATGTTGGCACTTTTACTTATTATAAATTATTGCCAGAACAAATTAGATCAGTTAATGACGGATTTTCTTCTATATTTAATGATATGGGATACCGTGGTCATTATTCCAACGAAATAATTATTTCTAAGGATAAAAGAGGCTTTTTAATTGATAACACAAACAGATGTCCACAGCCTAATACATCTCTTGCCTTAGAGGCATATACTAATTATTCAGAAATAGTGTGGGATGTTGCACATGGGAGAATACCAAATATAGAATTTAAATATAAATGGGGATGCCAATTGATAATAAAATCTGATATTTCAGAAACAAGACCATCACCCATAATTGTTCCTGATGAGTATAAGGATTTTGTAAAAATATCCAATCTCAGCATAGATGATGATGGAACTTGGTACTATACTCCGGGAGAAATGAAAGAGAATGATATAGGAAGTGTTGTTGGATTAGGTAATTCAATGGAAGAGGCAGTTAAAAATGCGAAAGAAGTTGCCAATTCAATTCAGGGCTTCGATACTCACATAAAAACAGACTCTCTTGATAAAGCGAAGAAATCCCTTGAAAAATTAAACAAGGCTGGTATTGCCTTCATTTAAGGTTTTGTGGACCAAAAATTGTCATACAAACCTATTAGCCTTCCCCATACGCCCCGTATATTGCGTAATTTTCCTTAAATTTTTGGGTGTCAAAGTCAATACAATTTATTGCAGATACAATAGATGGGGAAATACAGTCGGTTCAAGGGGTTTTCAATTTTCCTTGCGACAAAGTAACTCCCATTGGTGTGTCAATAGTAAGAAGTTTTGACGAGGATTTGGGTATTATAGCCAAACGTGTTTTCGTAATAGAATATAATAACCATTCGTTTGGAAGTACCCAATTCAAATCTTTAAGTGACTTCAATCAATATAGGGGTGTTTCCTGTCAGTGCTGCCCAACGCTTTGTATTATTCTGGTAAATGGGTGTAACCTTCAATTGAATGGGTGTAATCTTGTTTTGGGAGAAATAAATCCAGTAAGGAAGTGTATTATTTTGATGAATGGATGTGGATTGACTTTTAATGGATGTAATATAAATCTTAATTAAAGTATCATGGCAGATTGCGATCAGGAGGCGTCGGGCCTACCATTACTTACAGGATGCCCAACAGATAGCGAATACTTTTTAGTAGGTAATGCCGTGGGCGGATTAGGATTAGGACAATATGGACGGAGAGTATGGGCTGATGTTAAGGCTTGCATATTGGGATCTCTAAAATTTGGGTTACTTCAATTTAAGATAGGGCAGTCTGGATCACCTTTGGCAGCCGGAGAAACTGTCCTGACCATTAACCAAACCAATATAGTACAATTCAGTGCTTTTGTCGTTTTAGATGGAGCCGTCTTACCTCAGTCTGATAATACTCAAATAAGCTATACAATTGCCTATAATACCAATGATATAGTGATTGCCTTTAATCAAGGAGTTTCAAATAATCAGACTTATGGTGTTTATTATGCCTACATAGGATCAGGAAGCGTTCCAATAGTACCTTCTGGATATAATTCAGGAAATTCTATTCAGAGCGGTACAGGTACACAATTGCAATTTATTATCCCTCATGGTTTAGGAACTACCCCAAGTTTTATAAGCGCCGATGCTGGAAGTTCGGATGCAGTTGGAATAGCTAGCAGGACCGCAGATGCAACAAATATTTATGTTAATTATGGAGCAGCACCTCCTTTAGGAGCCGGGAATGTCATTATTTATTGGTCGGCAAGAGCATAATGAAAAAAACAGTATATATATTATTCATTCTTATTTCGATTAAATTATCGGCACAAGATAATATGACTTCTTTGTCATTTCGGAATATTTCAAGTCTTTCTACAAGGGTTGGTGCGCCAGGATTGGCTATAACAACACAAGGTTTTCGTAATCCGGGGGATGGGGGTGGAGGTAGATTTCGTTGGGATGCCACTTCTACAGCTACTCCAATTCCAGGATTTATAGTCAAAAATCCATCGACTTCGGTAGGAGCATGGGTAAGAGATATGACTGGGGCATTGAATGTGTTATCAGCCGGAGCAGATCCTACGGGAGTGCTGGATAATGCGCCTTTGTTTAATCAGATATTTAATATATCTGGCACATGCTGGCAATTACCATATGGAACTTATAGGATCAGCAGTACGATTACATTAACGGCCAGTAATGTGTCTATAACAGGATTAGATAGAGTAAAGACTGCTATTATTGGTGATCCTTTAGTCGCAAAGATATTTGATCTGCATACAGACAGCATCTCCAATGTGACAATATCTACGATGAAATTGCAGAATAATTTTGTATTAGATAGATCCAATGGGCCGGATACAAATGGAATTTCTGTTATCTCCGAATTTAGTACACTTGCTCCAACTACAGCAGTAATTGCAAGGGGATTGCATTTTAATAATTTATTGATAAAAGCGCCATATAGTTGTGCGGATGGAATAGTGCTTATAGGACAGAGAGGTGGGCAGGGAGGCGTATTAACGGATTGGGATATTCAAGATTGCATTTTTGATAGTGTAGGGAGAATGGCTATTGAAGTATTGGGAGTTCAAGCATCGGATGGACATAATCCATATGTCAAAAATGGTCGAATATTGAACTGTAATTTTAATGAATTGGGCGGCAAAGCTCTTTATGGGATGGCTGTCAGTTTGGGTAGTTGTTCATATGTTATTGTTCAGAATTTAGTTATAAAAGGAGCAAAAGATATTGGCGTAGAAAATGCTCAGGGAGAATATTGCATTATTTCTAATGTGAAAATGTCGGGCAGCAAAAAGAAATGCCTTCCATATACTGTCCAAAATTTTGGTGGGACAGGGAATGGAGGATATGTATACGGGAATAGTGTAGATCATTTTTCCGTAACAGATAGCGTAGACATTGGCCCTCAATTAGGATTTCAAAAAGATTATAAGTCCTCTAATAATAGCATTCCGGTAGACAGCGCCTATACGCAGGTTGACAATATTATTAATGGATCTTTTTCAGGGGATTTTTACTCTTCTTCTAAGACGTTGGCAATGAACTTTGGAAGCTCTATTGATAATACTTTCAGTGGTTGTACTATAAAAGGAGCGCCTAGCAGCCAATTGTTGAATTTTCATGGAGGATCAAAGAGAAATAGATTTATTAGAGGCTGTAATTTACTTCCTGATTCTACAAGTGGTTTTTTTATAGCTTCCCAAGATTCCGCAACTGACAATACTATAGAAAATTTTCATACTGGATCGGGAACGCCAAATGGAAATATTGCTGGAAAAGTAGGAGATTCTTATATGGATTTGACAGGTGGTAATTTTTATATAAAAACAGCAGGAAATACTCCAACATCCCGTACCGGATGGTCAATTGTTCAGAGTCCGTGGAATAGAACGGGTAATTACACAACCATAACAAATGATTCTGTAGGTATAGGAACCACGACACCTACATCTAAATTGGACGTAAACGGGCGTCTTAACATAGAATTGCCTGATACTTCCACGATAGCTGGCGATCTCATAGCGTTAAACATTACTATGGAGCATGCTTCAACGCAAGGCTCTAGGAATATGATAGGGATACAGCCCGGGATAAAGATTGATGCAGGAACGAACATATTAAATGGATATTATTCCCGGACTAATGTATTCAATCCAGTCGGAACTATGGGACACGGTTTTGGATTTTATAGCCAAGGAGGAACGTTTACTAATATAAACACATTCACACACTACATATGTGATGATATGACTTTAGGAAGTGGAGGTCTTGGGGTTGTATTGGGTTTTGATGGTAGAATATCGGCCAAAACTGGTTCATTTAATTTGAATATTTCCGGGACAGCCGCTAATTATTTTAATGGACCTATATGGATGGGCGCTACAGCAGCTACTCCTTCGGCTCAGTTATTTATGAGTAGTACAACTCAAGGATTCAAGCCCCCCTCCATGACCACTACTCAGAAATTAGCTATTTCAACACCTGTCGAAGGATTGGAAGTATATGACTTAACATTACATCAAATGTCTTACTATAATGGTTCGGCATGGGTAAATTTTTAAAATATGAAATTATTATTTAAAATATTTTTTTGTTTATTGATAAGTATTTCTTTGAAAGCGCAGCCACCCGCTCCATCTGGATTACCCGCCCCATATTCAACAGGATATTATCGTGTTGGATGGCTTCAAAGAGACAGTGGGGACATTCCAGCATTTAGAGATACTAACTTTATTCCAAAATTTCAAGGAACTACAATTCTTTGGTTACACGCAGGATTTGACAGTGTTGAGTGGACAAGAATAGGAAATAAATGGATTAAGAAGAATTCAGGAGGAACAGGAGGTTCTGGTCTTAATCAATTGACAGGAGATGTATTGGCCGGACCCGGAACTGGAAGTCAAGTCGCAACTTTGGCAACCGTTAACACAAATACCGGTTCTTTTGGAGATGCCTCACATGTAGCACAGATAACTTTAAATGGAAAGGGATTGAATACTGCTGCTGGCTCTATAGTCATTCAAATCCCGGAAGCGCAAGTTACAAATTTGGTTACCGATTTAGCTGGGAAACAACCTACTATTACAACTGGATCAACTTCTCAATATTTTAGGGGAGATTTATCTTTGGCTACTTTCCCTACAAATCTTTCTTCTTTTACAAATGGACCGGGATATATAACAGGAAACCAAACGATCACTTTATCAGGAGGGGCCACGGGTAGTGGGACCACTTCGATACCCGTTACTTTGGCTTCTGTAATAACAGCAGGATCTTGCACAAACTGTAATCTTACCTATAATGCAGCAGGACAGTTAACTATAGCTGGTAATGGAGCGTCGGGGAATCTTGCTACCGCTTCCGGAGATGCTACAGGTACAGTTTCTGGGACCAATCTTCCGCTTACTTTAGCAACCGTAAATGGCAACATCGGTTCTTTCGGAACGGCTTCCAATGTCGGTTCTTTTACTGTAAATGCAAAAGGATTAATAACAGCAGCTTCCAATACTGCGATCCAAATAGCAGAAAGCCAAGTTACTAATCTGGTGACAGATTTGGCCGGGAAACAGGCAACTGGAAACTATATAACCTCTCTGACAACAGATGTAGTAGCAGCAGGACCGGGAGCAGCAGTGGCAACTATACAACCTCTTGCGGTGACTACAGGGAAGATTGCTAACAATGCCGTTACTCTTGGGAAAATGGCTACAAATACAGCCAATACCCTGTTAGGATACGATGGATCTGGGAATGCTGCGGATGTTTCCTTGACAACTACTGGATCGGGAGCGGCGTCCATTGTAGCGGGAGTATTAAATATTCCTACTCCATCTGGAACGGTTACCTCTCAAAATTCAATAACAGGAAATGGATCATCTGGAACTCCTTTGCAATTGGTTAATGATCTTGCCACTCCACCACCTTATCAAGTATATGGAACAGATACTAGCGGTGTTAGAAAATATAAAATTGAACCTTATGTGATTAAGAAAATAGTAGTTCAAGCGATTGATACAGTAAATAATCACTGGCGAATGGACCAAAGTTCAATAATTAGATTAAGCAAAGATAGCTTGTTGATTTTATATTCTAATTCTAATACTTCCAATGTAAGTGATGTAGGGCCATCTAATATATGGGGAGCCACCTCTGGAGATAATGGGCTAACGTGGGTAAATAATAGATTAAGAATACCGAATATTACACAAAATACAAATACTCCTAGTCTGTACAATGATGGCAATGGTAATATATATTGCTTCACTAACAATAAGTATTTAACCACTCCATTACAAAGTACTATCTGTCGATGGAAAAGTACGAATGGGGGAAATAATTTTACATTCGTAGATTCGCTAGTAAGCGCATCGGGTACATATTGGTATTCTTCCGGTGACAGGATTATTAGATCTCAATTAACTGGTCGATTGTTCTTTCCATTGGGGCAAATCACTAACCGGTCATTGGCTTATTTTAGAGGAAGATTTATGTATTCCGATGATAATGGAGTCACTTGGACTCTATCTGCACAAATATTCACATCACCTGATAGTGTTGTGAATGAACCTTTAATGTATATAGTGCAACGTACACCCGATACACAGGCTGCGGGGGAATTTATTAGATATGGGTTCTCTACTAATGTTCAATATGAAATGTGGGGAGCACAATCTATAGATAATGGAGCTACATGGACGGGTTCTTATAATATGGGAATGCCTACGCCTTATTCTCAACCGGCTGTAGCTGTTATTGATGGACAGCATTGGATGATAGGAGTAGCAAATAAAGCTGTGGGGGGGGCTACTCAACAATCACAAAGAAAATATTTAGATTTACTGACTAGCACTAAAGATTATGATTTTAATCAGCCAAATAATGCCCTTAGTCTTGGAAATCAATGGAGAACCCTATTCAGTTTATTGGGATCAGATAGCGCCAGTACTTATTTTGAACCGTCAATATTCTATGATTCCACAAAAGGAAATATTATAGTTCAGTATGCCCATTTTGATAGTTTAGAACAAAGATCATCTTTAGAAATATTATTGGTCCCAATCGGAAGAGTGCGCGGAGAAGCAAGACAGAGCTATTCTACAATGAATCTGGCATTTAGTGGTCCTGAAATAGTAGCTAGTTCTAGCGGACTTTTTAATCTGTATAACCGACAAACTGGATATGCGGCGGCTCATCTTTCATTTGGGACATTATCTGGGAATTTCACTGATATGAATCCGGTATGGTATTATAAAGGAACCAGTGGAACCGCAGCCGGAATGTTATATAGCGTCGCACCTGGATCAGATTTTGATGTAGCTTATTACAGCGCATTACTATCGGTGAATGGAACTGTAAGCACTATGCCTCTCTTTAAGGCATGTAATGCTAATGTCGCAAAATTTTCTGTTGGATTCGACGGCAAAACTTCAATAGGAAATGCTACCAGAAGTGCGTGGCTAACACTTTCGGCTGGAACTGCCACGGCAGGATTTGCGCCAATACAATTTACAGCAGGACCTCCGACTACTACTCCTGTAGCCGGACAAATGCAATACAATACAGGACTTTGGATAATAGATTCTTCTGCATCCATAAGAGATACAGTTGCAACAAGAAGTTGGCATAGAGCTAATGCGGGTGCTGGAAGCGCACCTCCATTTGCGGATAATGCCGCATTAGTTAAAAACAACTCAGATGCTACCAAGTTGCTTATCCTAAGTGCTGCTTCTATTACTACAGCTACTACAAGAACAGCCACTTTCCCAGACGCTAATATAACAGTAGCAGATAAACTAACAGGATTGCAGCAATTCGCTTCTACTACATCAGCACAATTGTTAGGAGTCATATCTGATGAAACGGGAACTGGACCATTGGTATTTGGGACTTCTCCGTCTATAGCAACACCGTTGCTGACTGGGTTGACAAGTTCAGGAGCGAATGATAGTATCGTAACAGTAGACCCCACAACTGGGCAAACGCATAGAAAATCCGGAACATTCAATTTAAAGGTAGCCAATGGTCTTAGAGCGCCAACAACTGACAGTATTTATTGGGGCGGAACATTGATTCAGCCAACGGCTATTGCAGGGGGATCTTTCAAATTAGAACTTGGAACAAATGCGAGTAATTTGGGGGAAGTGGATATTAGATCAAACGACAATATAACGATAGGGGCTCCTGTAGGAACATTGGCATTATATGGGACTCCTCAGTATTCTGGACTTACAGCTACAGATGCAAATACCACCGTCTCCGTAGGGTCATTCAATGTTTACCTTCCTGTAATAACAGCCAATAGAACCTTGACTATACCATTTACAAATACCGGCCATACCCAGACTATTTTCAATACTAATACTTCTGCATTCGCTTGGACATTTGCAACAACGGTGAAGGATAATCTAGGGAATACGGTGACAGCAATTCCCAATGGAGTGACCTATACGTTGGTGTATAATGGCACTAATTGGATATTGGAAAGCGCATCTAACTTAGGGTATGCTTCTGGAAGTGTTTCTCAGGTTGGGACAGCTACTACAACGTTTACAGTAACAATTGGAAAAACGGAATCAAATAGTACCTATAAAGTAAATGTTACTCCAACAAGTGCTTTATCGGCTGCTCTTTTTTATGTCACTAATAAAACAGCAACAACTTTTGATGTGACATATTTGGCCGGATTGACAGGTACAGTTTCATTTGATTGGAATTTGGTTCCATAATTTTTTAAAATGGGAAGGGAAAGAACGCATAATTTAGGAATAACTATTATTTGTGCTTGTGGATGCGATAATGAATTCAATTCAACAGATAGCAGGGGAAGAAAAAGGATATTTATTCATGGACACAATAAAGGGCACAATAATATCGGGCATACTCCGGAAGCTATTTTAAAAATGTCTAAAGCTGCTAGTGGAAAGAAATATTCTATAGAATCTAGAATAAAAAGAGGGATACATCATAAAGGAGATAAGAATGTTAATTGGAAAGGGGGAGTAACATCAATAAATGAAACAATTAGGAAATCTATAGAATATAAAATTTGGAGAAAGACTGTATTTGAAAGAGATAACTATACTTGCTTAATCTGTGGTGAAAAAGAAAAAGTATCCGGCCATTTAGAGGCAGATCATATTAAACCATTTGCTTATTTCCCTGAAGAAAGATTTAATGTAAATAATGGACGAACTCTTTGTAATGCATGTCATAAAAATACTGATACTTATTTAGTTAAAGCTAAGAAAAAATACAAGGGTATAGCTGACAAATTTATGTCCCCATAATTAATGAAGTATATATTATACATATCCTTCTTTCTTATTTGTCTTTCGTATAAGACATACTCTCAATGGTTAGGATCTCCGGGGGAATATGTTAATTTATTGCTGAATACTTCCACACATCGGGCTTATACAATTGATAATGCTGTACCGACGATTGTTTCCAGCCCCACCAATGTTGTTTTTGTCGCTGGAGGGCCTCATAGTGCTTGTTTAATTGACAACTTAGGAAACGTATATTGCAAAGGGCAGAATCCAAATGGCGTTGTGCCAAATGGAACACAAACAGATCAAAATAGTTTTGTCATATGCATGACCGATAACTTAGGTGGCACGCTTGATCCTGTTATACAAGTTTATCTTAGTGGAAATGCAAATAAGGGAGCTTTCTGGAATGTTTTTGCAGTTACAAGCACAGGCAAACTTTATGGGGCTGGAGAGCTTGAATCCTATGTAATAGGAGATGGGACGGCTGGCACTGCGGTTAATACAAGATGGGTGCAAATAAATGTGGGTGGAGAGTTAGTTACAAAGATCCAAGGTGGTTATGGGATGCTTGCAAAGACTTCACTAGGCCATATATATACATGGGGAGCCGATAGGGACGGCTATATAAATGGGCAAGGAACTACCACAGCAGCCACCACCCCAACATTGATCTCTTTGGGAGTAGGACGAACAGCAACAGACATTGCCGGGAATGGATTGATAAATGAAATATTGCTGGATAATGGACATACTTTGGCAACTGGTCAGCAAAACTTAAACGATTATATAGCCATCTATCCAACAGCAATGACACGCTCATTTCAGGATATTACATCAGCATTGGGGCTGCCGGCATTCCCTAAATCATTATCGATAAATTCATCCACCACGTATGCAATATTAACGACAGGAGCCTTGTGGTCATGGGGAGACAATTCTTGTGGGACAATAGGCAATGGAGACATGTTGGATTGGGGAGCATATAAATGTTGTCCCGGTCCCAGCTCTGGATCTCCGGCACCATATAACTATGATAATGGGTTTCATGAACATATGCAGATAGTGCCAGTAGAGCCAGTCCCCGGAAAAAGGGATTGGATGTCCGTTAATACTGCCCCTTCTAATAGTTGGTTTGCATATGGAAATGATTCCTTGGGAAATTTTTATAGTTGGGGAAGAAATAAATTCGGTCCGTTAGTAAATAGAATTATAGGGGCCAATCCAGTGAACGGAGGAATAGGAGCGCAATATCCAGATTCCTGGTCTATTCCTTGGATTACTCAACAGTTCCCAGACCCTGCTTTAGCTTATATTCAAAGTACAAGCCCATATTGTATTCTAAATCCTTCCGGAACTCCCTGCAATACATATTCTATTCCTGCCAACACAGGGCCGACAGCCGCATTAACTTTAAGGCAGGATGGATATGATCTAGTATGGGATGCTTCAGGTAGTACAGACGACGTATTTGTGATGTCATATTTAATAACCCAAATGTCAGGAACATCAGTTTCTTTAGGGATTAGATCTGGTAAAACAAATAGAATAAAAAACTTTCCTGTGGGACAATATTCATTTAAAGAATTAGTAACCGACAATGGATTTAAAAGTGATTCAGTAACAATTGCATTCACTATGCTGCCTCCAAATGTGATCCAATATAGCCCGGGACAGCGGCTGATAGCGAATTAAATAAAAAACACTATTTTTATATATAAAAGCAATGACAACTCCACAAAAAGAATCTGGGTATAAAATGTTAACCACAACACTTCTTAGTCTTTGTACGGCAGGAGTATTGTGGGGAGCAAAGGAACTTAATAGCTTAGATTCCAGAGTAGCCAGAATGGAAGTGTCAACGGGATATAATTCCGATAATATCAATACAATTCAAGCTCAACAAAGAGATCATTCGCTCCATTTAAATGCAAACGATATCTCTATTAGTGGATTACTACAACGAATAACAGCTTTAGAAAACAATAAAAAACAATAACATGAGATGGTCTGAAATATCTGCAAGGTGGTCCGCTGAAAGCCCTAAGTTTTTTAAAAAATTACAGAATCTTGGAGTAACACTAACTGCAACCGGGATAGCGGCAACGGCCACTCCTGCAATCGCTTCGGCTCATATTCCGGCAATTGTCACAACATTGGGAGGATATGCAATTACAGCCGGTTTGACGCTGGGTATTATCAGCAAATTGACCGTACAAGATACAAATCAACTCCCTAAATCATGAGCAAAATAGCTAAATGGGTATTTGGTGGAATTGTAATCCTTTGTGCCATTTTCTTGGTATTCTATATTTTCAAAGGATGCGGAAAGGGATCAAGTATTCAGATAATACAAGATTCACTTAATTCGTACAAGGAAAAAAATGATTCGATAAAAGGACGCGCTACTGTCATAGCAAAATCAAACGATTCCCTGATTACGGCCAAGGTGATTGGAGATAGTTTGTATAAGCATAAAATTGACTCTCAATCTCATGTAATTTCTATCTTAAAAGGGCAAACCAAGATAACTAAGGATAGTGTAGTAATCTTATATAAGCAGTTAAAAGAATTTTACGACAATAAAGATACTGTAGCACTCTTAGCTGCATATACTGAATTAAAGAATCAATGGACCGAATTGAATCAACAGAACTTCAATTTACAGATAGCGCAAGATAGTATAGGTAACATCAAAGATGCAGAAATAGCCCGGCTGAACGTCGTTATTATCGAATTGGGGAAACAAATAGATCAATTCAAGACACTTCTCACGCTTTCTACCGATAACGCTTCGGCTCAGGCTAAAGCTGCCAACAAAGCGGTAAAAAGGGCCAAATTAGCGGATCTTTGGGCGAAACTGGGAACAGGAATTGCAGGGGTATTAGCTTTTCTTTTAATTGCTCATAAATAAAATAAAAACATATGGCTTGGTATGTATGGTTAATCATAGGAATTGTAGTTGGCACTGTCGCCACTCTTTTATCAACACAAGGACTGCATTCTGAAAAATTCAAAGCATTCGAAGCACGCCTAAAAGCTGCTGAAGATGCTATTAAGAAGATTCTATGAATCGGCCCAAGAAAGATAAAGTAATTATTGGATGCTTGGCTGTGATTTTATTTATGGCATTAACTATCTGTTTATTTATATATGGATATTATAAACTATTTCAACAATGACTTTGCCTGATCAATACAAGTGGCTTCTCAGTGAACCGGGGCCTAAAATGCTTTTGGAATCCCTTAAATTATATGGAGTTCAAGAAGTACAAGGGAACGGCGACAATCCGGCCATAATGGGATGGGCTAAAGAACTAGGAATATCCTGGTACGGGGCAGATTCTGTCCCTTGGTGCGGTTTGGACATGGGAATAGTAGCAAAACGTGCCGGACATCCATTCAATCCAAATCTCTTACTTTCGGCACTGGAATGGCTTCACTGGGGAATTGAAATACCTATTAATTTGGCTATGTTAGGTGATGTATTGGTAATTAAACGATCAGGAGGAGGGCATGTTACACAATATGTAGGGGAAGATTCGGAAGCCTATCACGGATTGGGTGGGAATCAATCAGATATGCATGACATAGCCCGTATTGCAAAAGAGAGGATTGTAGGAGTGCGCCGTCCATTATATACAATCCAACCCGCTAATGTCCGTAAAGTAATCCTTTCAAGTTCAGGCGCTTTATCTAGGAACGAATCTTAGTATTTTCTGTTCCATATATACTGTTTAGTTTCCCGCCCTGTAAGGCGGGTTTTTCATTTTCCTAAAAATAAATTTGGAAGTATGGATATACGTATTACCTTTACAGCATGAAAACGGCAGAAAAAAGAAAAGTAAGAACTTATAAAGCGAAGGAGGCCCCGTACAAAAATGCCATGCGATTTGCAAAGAAGAATAAAAAATCATTGGCTACGGAAATAGAAAAGTTTATTGAGCAATACGATAATTTATACGATTACATAAGCCGGTAACATGAAAAAATACTTTGAAGATATAGCCGTTGTTTTTATAGTTCTTTTCGCATTTATTTCAGTATTTTGGATAACAGATATATCTTTTCATTTAATGAGTACTAGATCAACCTTCGAAAATACATTCGGCCTTATTATTATTGTTTTGATGATAGCGGCTTTAATTCTTTTCTTAATTAAAAAAATAAAACAGAAATGAAATCAGTATCGACAATTACCATCGCCGGAGTGATAGCCGTTTTATTCATTATTTTCATATTTTTGGGGTGTCACCGGGTAAGCCCCACGGAGGTGGGCTTTAAAATAAGTAATTCCGGGGATTATAGGGGCGTTGATAGTCTGCCTGTTATCACAGGATATAATTTCGTTTTCCCCGGGTTTTCTTACATTGTAACGCTTCCAACTACCTAACAGCATGTAGTTTGGAGCGAAGAGGGCGGCGAAGGGGCCTCTACAGGCCAGCAAATTACAGTATCTTGTTTGGGTGGCGCGGGATTTAAAATGGATATTGGCTTTAATTATCGAGTTGATCCAAACAAGGCTAGCAAAATTTACCTAAAGTATAGAACAGACGATCTTGATAGGATCACAAGTACTTATCTTAGGAATGTAGTAAGAGGAACTATGCAGGATTTATCAGGCACCATGACCGTAGATTCTGTATTAAATAACCTTCCTTATTACGAGCATACCGTTGCTGCCACATTAACAGAAAGGCTAGGGAAAGAGGGATTCATTGTAGATAATTTCAATATCACAAAACAACCTATTCCAAGTGATTCAAATCTTGCGGCCTCCATTAATGCAAAGATCAAGGCTAAGCAAGATGCCGAAACCTCTAAGATGCAATTGCAGCAATCTATTGCCGAAGCCAATAAATTAATAGCAACAGCCCGGGGAGATAGCGCGTCTAAGGTAATCAATGCCCTTGCTGATGCCGAAGTAATTAAGGTAAAGACGCAAGTATTAAGCGCCTCTCCCAACTACATCGAATTAGTGAAGGCTGAAAAATGGGACGGTAAGCTACCAACCTACATGACAGGAGGTTCCGCATTATTCAATATAAAGTAAGTAGCCATGAAAAATACAACCCCTATAGTCATCTTTCTCGTTTTGTTTATTTCTTGTACAGAGCCAAAGCCAGAACCAAAGCCAAAGAAGGATGCCTTTGAAATTGCGCGTGGTGAATTCAATGAAGCAAGCAGTAATTTTAATCGATGTATTGATTCGGGATATAAATACTTGCCAACCAATAACGAAAAAGCGCATCTTTATAAAGATAGTGCAAACTACTTTCTAGGCATGGAAGATGCTTCAAAATCAATAATCATGAAGTTATGAAAACATCAACCCCTATAGTAAGGAATGAATTAATGCACGAACTTTTGCATATTACAATTCCAAATGTAGCGATAGAGGCAATCCTGAATGGCTTTGACGGATCACATGAAAGACTTATTGCCAAGGCCCTCAAAAACATGTGGAATAACGGAAGTGCAAGAGTCTTGGGATTGTTTGATTATCTTGAAATTTCAAAGGACAATGTAAGCGATAAGCAATTTTCGGAAGCGGCCTACATGATCACAGCCAGCACAATCCCCTCTGAACACACAGCAGATATTGGGATTGATTAAAATGAAAGGCCATCCGTAACCCTCTTTTAAAACATCTAAAAAATACAAGATGAAAACAATCACTAAGCTATTCTGCATTATTTTGTTAACTTTATTCTTTGCCTCTTGTGCTACTGATCGCAGTGGGTGTAGCATGAATAAGGGATATGTAGGATGTGGGGGAGATCATCCAGCAGGGCTAAATCATTGAAGAGCATAAAGGCGTAGCTTCCTCCGGCCAAAACTAGGGGATGCCTTTCGTGGCGCAATAGCTACATAGTTGTCACGGCGAAGCATCTGAGTTTGAGCGGGACGCTTCCTAGATTGCCCATAAGGATGTTAACTAAGGATGGCTTACGCCGGATGGAAATAGTAATCCGGCTTTTTTAAAAATAAAGTTCTTTTTTCATAGGGTCGATTTAAAGATAGAAGGGGTTCTATCGTGGAGCCCGATGGATCTCCATCAGGCTCCTTTTTAAAATGAATTTATCTTTTTCTCATAAGGCAGTTAGGTTTGGAATCCGGAGACCTTTATAGGCTATCTGGATCATTCGCTGATTATTTTCATAGATAAGGTTTAGGAGGGCCGGCTTTGTAGAGAGGCCGGTCTTTTTTATCACTTAAAATCATTTAAAATGGAGCTTTACGACACAGCGAACACGTTCATAAAATGGGTGGAAAGTTGTACCAAGCAGTCTCAACTAGATTTGCTCAATGAAATAATAGATCCCTTTGTATGCGTCAGATTTATGGGCAACATAGACCTTTCCCATCAAGTAGCCAGAATATTAGTAGCGCTTCAGGAGCAATCTAAAATCGTTTCCAAAGCGCCATTTCCCGTCCTGAACATGAATTAAGAAGCCAGTTTTCAATAGCTAAACGCTAGAGGAGGTGCCAGGAATGGCCCTCCTTTTTTAATAGGGTCACTCCAAAGAAAAAGCCCCTGAACTTTCGTCCAAGGGCTGAGGGATTGCCAGCTATCCTTAAATTGTTGACGGAATCCTAGTATTAATATAAAGCTTCAATAGTTCTTCGGTAGTGACTGGATCTCTATCGAATGACCGGCAATAGTCCCCAAATTTAACAAGCTCATTATCTGTATATAGTGGTTCTATTTTGTTTTCATTCATGATATAATTTTTTTAAGTTGCTGAATTTTAAATTCAATATCTTTTGCTGATTTGGTCATGAATTTATTTGACAAAGTTTGGCTCACCTCTTCTAATACACTGATAGCGTATTCTACACTTATACAAGTATGCCCTTTTGTATTTAGCATCTGATAATGTTTGTCATATAATTCTTCTTTTGTCATATCTTATTAGCTAAGTAGAATGAATAAATAATACAAGCAGTTCCAGCTAAGAACAAAAAAATCGCTACGGCAATAAATATGATATTTAATACCTTAATATCGTGTTCTATTTTTATTTCTAATTGCGTTGTTTCTGGAAGAGCGTCCCAATTTATTTTTAAATCTGACATTTCTATAAGTTTATAAGATGAACATAATTCACTGAAATCCATTCTCTAAATGAAAGAGAAGGAGATCCAGGCCATAATAGATATAAACGATATTGTTTACGGTATTGGTACATAAGGTTTATTTATTGGCTTCTTCAAGGACTAATTTTGCTAAAAGAACACAGTTGGAGGCGAAAATTTTAGAATTAGTGGGGTCCACGTCTTTCCCATCCCAAGTTGCCACTCCTCCCTGAGCTATCATTAATGCAGCCTTTTCTAATTTGGTGAATCCATATTGTACGTCAGTATTTTCTCCGTCAAAATGTGCTGTAAAGCCCGACGCGGCTGATTTTAAATTTTCCATAATAGTTTATTTTAGTAAATAGTGATTAAGCGCATTGAAGTATTCTATTTGCTTCAATTATTTTCTTATCAAATACATCTGGATAGGTTTCTTTGAAATATTCAATTGTATATCCCTCCCGGGTATCTTCTGGAAGGGAGGCCCAAGCCATTAATTCTAACATATCTTTGAAGGTATATAGCAGAGTGCCTTTCTCCATTTGTTTTTCAAGATCAAAAGGTAACATGGTTTTTTATTTTAATAGATTATTAAATATTTTCTATTTTTTATGGTTGGGTATTTTAAATACAAATGGGTGCGATAAATTGCCTTCTCTAATTTCAAAAGTGCTAACATAGTCCTGTGATCCTGTATTGTCTCCAGTACGCATTACTATTTCTGATTTTAGACGGCGTTCGACATCTTTGATCTCATCCATAATATCACCAATGGTTTCGCCCCGTATTTCTAATTTAAATTTCATGTTAATTAATTTTACTGCCAAATCCCGATCCATTTAAACGGTATCGGGTTAGGCCGAGAGAGAAATAGATCAAAATGATTTTTCTATTGTTGTTTTGCAATTGCCAGGGATAACCCCAAGTTTAAAAAGAGATTTCTTTACTTGATTAGCAACAGTTCTGGCTTCTATCTTATGTCCTACAATTGTTGTGTATTCCACATAATCATCATGGTGGTCCCAAAATGTTATACGGTATTCAGTAGGTCGCCTCTTGCGTCTCAAGAGAGAATCTATTTTATTTGCTTTGAAATCGGACATAATGTTTTGTTTTATAATTAATTACGTACAATACTAGGAAACTGAGGAGCTAAATAATAAGCCAATATACATACTCCAATAAATAAACTGACTAGTAAAATGTTTATGGAAAGGGGCTTTTTCATGATTGAGGGGTTTATTTTGTTAAAGAAGGAATTTCCCATTCAGTTAAATGGCTGTCATTCATGGAATCATATCTGCGGTGGCCCTGTATTCCTAAACCATGAAGCTCTAAGATAATGGGTTCAATGTCTTTGAATTCGCAATTGACCTGTTGGATTTTCCCACTAGGTAGTTCTACGGAGAGGCTATATTGATCATCCTTCTCATATGCTGGGCGTTCTGTTTTTTGAAGATAAATTAATTTCATAAAAGAGGTATTTATATAAGAGTTAATTAAGATAGATAATGAAGTTTTCACCCAAATAGCAAGAATGGGCATCTTCCCAATAGAATGCAGGATCTTGTAATTGGTCCCAATCGGCTTGCGCCTCTTCTTGTTGCTGAGAGGTTAATGAGAATCCATAGTTTTTGTAAATGAACTCTTTCAGGGGCATTCCTTTATAATATTTCATAACACTGAAGGTTTATTTAGTTAGTAATTAATTCGATCTCTTTGATAGTTGTGTTCGTAAGGCGACGCTGTATCCATTCCAAGATATTCGGCAGCATCAAATATAATGTCTCTACACCGAAAGTATTCTTGAATATCCCCTTCTTTCGTCTCTCTTATTCCCATTCTAAGGATGCGACCAAAGGCCAATTCCATCGCTGTATTAGCTTGTTGTTTTGTGTCAAATCCTTTCATAACTTATTAGGTATTTAGTATTAATTAATAGAGCGAATTAATTCGTTAACGATATGGATATAATCGTGGTGTATCTTCTCTTGACAGCTATAGCCGTATAGCACCTGATTTCGGGCATCTTCCTGTTCAGGAGTGGTATTTGCAGGCCAATTGGATAGGCAGAAATTATGCTGGGCTTGGGTGGGGACGTAATTGCCCCCGGCTGATCCATAACTAAATTTACTTGTCGCCTGTTTTGCTTCAATCCTGCTCCGTTTGCGTGCCTCATAAGCAGCTTGTTCTTCAGGATTCGACATTCTTTCAGCAAATTCGCGTTTTTTTGCTGCTGATGGCTTCCATTTGTAACTCATAATATTGGTTTTTAATTTAATTAGAGATAAAGAGCCTTATATACTTTCCATGCTATGCCTATTACATCATTAGGGGATTGAGCAGGATGTTTTTTAGCTTTTAAAAGACATTCGTGAACCCTACAGATTGAGCTATTGCCTTGTCCTTCAGTCCTCCATGCTTCTTTACAGAGTGTTTGAAATTGATTGTAAGTCATATATTTTAATTTATTAATTAATGAACGATATAAACGTTATTGGGCCGCATAGCACACCATGGACCTATTGCTATTCGGGTAAGACTTGACCACTTGCCGGGCTTCTGCTTCGCTCAAATTACGGCGAAGAATAGAACGGCGACCAGACTTGCGGCCTACTTTGAATACTTTGAACTTTTTCATAATTATAAGTTTTTAAAAGATTTACTATTTAGCTGTCTTGTTATTCAAATGTACAACGTTGTAAGGGCTATTCCAAGCATGTCAGTGATTATTTTAAAAAATACCCAGAAACCACTAATCGGCCTTTGCTACAACAAAATTTGTATTACAATATAGAATGATCTCTACCTCAGGCAGTTTGCCGTCCTTAATCTTATTGTAGAAATTCTGTACGTTAGGCCAATTGCGTTGATTACAGTATTCCCGAACGGTCACGGCTCCTGCCGGTAATGTATCAACTGTTGTATATGTATATTTCCTTGCCATAATTATAATTTACCATTGAAATGCCGTATCTGTGTGGCCTAATCCTTGTTTATTCAATTCATATCCTCTGCCGCCCGGGGCGAAATGAGCCTTAATGCGTTCCAGTTCTAAGGCTTCTTGCTGTAGTTTGAATTTATGCTGATCCCAGCCCTCTGTACGTGCCTTAGCGCCATTATGTAATTCATCGCAACGCGGGCAGCAGCCAAAGGGGTGATAGCCGGCCAAAGGCCATAGAACAGGCACCATTATGTTTTGTTGCGTTGGGATCCGATTTCTTCCAGGCCATAAGTAATAGATTGAAATGCTAAAGTACAACGTTGTAGCTAATAGTCCTAACAATTCACTAACTATATTTAGTTTTGACTTATCCAAAAGATTATTGCAACTAATTATTTCGCTTATCCCCCCC